GCTGCATCGCTGAAGGTGATGAGCTTCAGGGTACCGGCGCCGGTGAAGCCCCCGAAGACCAATAGAGAATCGCCTACTGCTATGGCAGGCCCATTGATCACCAAGCGAGAGATGTTGCCCAGGACTATGCCATCTAGGCTTCGGAGAGCTGACATGCTCTCGTCAGGATCTGCACCGTCGAGGCCAATGCCAGGAATGCCCTGTGCGCCAGTAGCTCCAGTCGAGCCAGTTTGCCCCGGGATGTGCAACAGATCGTCCGCATCGGCCCCGTCGAAACCGATGCCTGGAATCCCCTGAAGCCCCTGTAAGCCCTGCAGCCCAGTTGGACCGAGCGGCCCGGGGATCGGCATACCCTCGTCGCCATCAGCGCCATCAAGTCCTATGCCAATCATGCCTTGAGGGCCGATAGGTCCTTGCGCCCCAGCTGCTCCAGCAGGACCAGGGAGATGTAGCAGATCATCTGCATCCGCACCATCAAGGCCAATTCCTATCATGCCCTGAGGACCAACGGAACCTGGTGCTCCGGCAGCTCCTGCCGCTCCCGCTGGTCCTGGTACGATGAAGAACTCGTCCGGGTCAGCTCCATCGAGGCCGATACCGGGAATGCCTTGTGGCCCTGGACCACCAAACGTGCCAGAAGCTCCCGGCGGACCAGGAATCGGCATTCCCTCCTCACCATCCAGCCCATCGAGAGCGAAGAATCCACTTGCTGCAGCGGAACTGATTGTTACTATTCCTGTACCAACCGAGGGATTAATGCTGATATTCGCTCCCGCAATCAGCTCCGCCACTCCCGTCCCACCCGGTGGGCTAAAACCAGTCGCTCGCCACAGCGAGATGAACCACCGCTCCCACAGCGGATTGAGTGCTTCGCCTTCGTACATTGGCACTCGAAGCGGCGGAGGTCCGGGAGCGACAGACACCTAGGCTCCTAAGAGCACATCCAGCTCGACAGCTTCGAGCCGCAACGCGTAGGGTGCGTTGTGATGCATGTGATAGGCCCTTCGGCGGAAGGTGCCACAGTTGGTCAGATTGGGTCGCTTCTGGTTGAGATCAACCTGTCGAAATTGGCTAAAAGTCTTGAAATCATCCTCGCTATGACGGACTTGCAAGTAGGCTGGCTGCTGATCTGCGAGGAAGTCCATTCGCATCATGACCTTACGCCTACGCGTTCCGAGGTCTGTGTTCGGGGTGTAGATGTCTACGCCGAAGGAGCCAGCCACATCCGTCGTGAAGTCTTCATCCATCTGATAGAGAGTGGCGGCCTTGGTAGGATCTGTGCTGGACAGGAGCAACAGATTGGCAATCGTGCTGGAATTTGGCTGAACGACAGCGAAAGTGAAGGGGAAATAGGCGCTTCCAGGGGAGTTCCACTGAGACCAGAGCTTCTCCCCTATGTCGTAGACGAGGGTGAAGCCCTGAGTGAGGGAGGTTATCCCGTAGTGCTGATGGCCGGAGGAGTTCCGAAAGCCGAAGGAGGTGAAGGTGCCAGCTGCATCGCCCAGCATCTTATCGATTCCGGGGGTAGAGACCTTAATCGGCTGCATATTATCCAGCATCGCGATGAAGGGAGCCCCCTTACGTTCGCAGGCGAGCCAGAAGAGCTGGTTGCCGAGGACCTGCACAGTATAAGGGTCAGCGCAGCCCCAGTGAATGGTGCTGTTAGGCACCTCATTCAGCGGGCTGCCGGTTGGATTGACATTGTCGTAGAAGAATTCGGCGGAGAATGACTTGAGCGCAACCACGTAGCTGTGGTGTTTTGCCAAGTAGACCCCCGCTCCGGCCTCGTCGAGGGCCTGGATGAAATTGAGTCCAGACCAGGTAGTTGCGTCGCCCACATTCGAACCCCAGATCGTCGCTGTGTTGTCCATCACATAAACAGTGTCGTCCAGATTAGCCAGCCCCGGTACGAGCGCGCCTGAGGGAGTGGCGACGGTAGCGACCAGCGCCCCGAGGGAGTTGAACACGAGGACATCGTTGGAGCCTAAGCCGAGATTCACAACTGTTCGGGAGGCGCTGTAGGAGGAGCAGCTCACAGCCAGATTTGGAAAAGCTCCGAAAGAGAGGCCAAATCCGGTATCAACGTAGCTGCCGGCGGGACCGGACACAGGCGTCCCTGCCACGAAAAGGTGCGCAACAGGGCCCAAAGTGCCAGCGACGAAGGTTAAGAGCGTGAGCCGGCCAGGAACCTGGATGACGAAGCTGCCCATCGAATAAGCATAAGCATAGCCCCCGGGAAGGGCGCCGAAGGTTAGGTAGCTGGCGACTCCCTGACGCTTCAGCACTCGATAAGTCCCGTCCTCAAGCCGCTCGCCATAGGCGTTGATGAGGCGGGGATCCTTCTGCGCCGTGTCGCCTCCCCTCGACTCGAAGGGAACTACGAGCGGGAGCCTGGGAAGTGGACCCTTCTGCGGTTGCGCGCTCATCGGAATCTCGACAGGTGGTAGCCAGCCCTGGGATCAGGCTGAAACTGCGTGTTTGCATCCTCCACATCGAATCCTTCAAGCATCTCCCTATAGGTAACGGACTTCACCGTGCAGCGAGTCACAATTGAATCGGGCTGGCCCGTACAGATCTCCTCCGCAAGCCCCCACATCAAGGCGAGGAACCACTCCGTTGGGAACAGCGTTTGCTCGTTGATCTGCAACATCTGCGGGGCTCGCTGCCGCACGAGGAAATGAGCTGTGCCCAGAGCGGCTGTAGCGTCCGGAATGGGCCACAAGCTCACGTTAAACGCTGTTGCCTGTTTGTCGACGAAGAAGTTCGTCGGCTGGCCCTGTTGCGATCGGGTGGAGAGTGTGTTCCATTCGTTCCACGAGAAGGGGATAAGAAAGTACTGCGATCCATTCGGATAGAGGTAATAGGCCTCCCGCATCTGCTGCGGGTTGGTGCTCATGTTCACAAAGGTACTGGTGATGGGATAGACCTGCGTACCTGCCACCAGCGTGGGAGCAATGTCCTTCCACAGGAAGAGCTTGAGGCCCTGCGTAGTCCAGAGCTGGATCATTTGGTTCAGCCGAGTGATATGAACAGCATAGTCCTCACTGGAGGGATTCGCCGTCTTCTCAATCAGCTGCGCCTCTCGCATAGCATCTCGAATAGCGAGTTCTGCGGTATTAAAATTCAGCGGCGTTACAGCAGCCATCAGGCTTTGTACAGCTTCACAAGTTCGAGCACCACCGTATAACTCTGAATCGTACCGGCGGGAAATCCCGCGCTGCGGAGATTAATGTCCCCTGTATAGCCCGATCGCAATTGATCAGGCACAAAACCCCCATATCCATAACTGTGAATCTTCCCGCTCCGGGAGAGATTGAAGATCTGCTGCGGCGAAGCCGCTTGCCACTCAAGGAACACTTCCAGCGTGTTGCCGACGGAGAACTCGATCAGATCCACCCTGAGTCCGACCAGCCGTGCGTTGGGCTCGTTGCTGTTGAACATGCTCAAGGCAACAGCTGGTCGGAGGTAGACGTCACTGCTATCGAGTACGCCGGTCAGCTTGATGACCGCGTTCCTAGGGCCCTCTTCAGTGATCTGATAGTCAGTGACGTTAGCCATAACGATCTCCTACTGGCCCTGTGGACGCTCGATCCAGCCAACATCCATGTAGTAGGTTGCAGCACTGGCCGCTGTGCCGGTGCCCCACAGGCCCAGCGTGTAGGTCCATCCTGGAGCGATGATGACGGGAGGTACGGGAATCGTGATAAGCTTGACCAAGGTCATTGTTCCAATCAGATTCATTGCTGTTACTGGCTCACCAAAGGCGAGAGTATAGGTGTCGAACGCTACGGGCAGGCCATTGGTGACAAAGCCGGTGTGGACGGTTCTACCTTGCGAGGTATCGCCTACGGCGATGTTGACTCCGCCGTAGAGGGAAGCCCTCGAAGTCGTTCCCGAGTTAGAATTCGTGTTGTTTGGACCTACGCCGAAGACAGTTCCCACCGTTGAAAGCTTTGGATTCACATTGTCCAGCGTTCCAACGTGAGCGATGAAGGTACTAGTGCCTGATACGACGGACATCACCAGCTTGACGTAGCGAAGATACATGTTAAAGCTCCCCGGTCCGCCGACGGGATAGGGGTTGATGATAGCCAGAACAGGATTGGTCTTGCCCAGAGCCTGGGTTGTGGTTGCAACCGCGGTAGAGGCTGTTGCAGCTAGACTCGCAGTGTAGAAGGAGCCTTCGTCGCACGCGCCGTAGTCGCCAGGAAAGATGTTCGATACCTTGATCGAGCCGCTGACAGGATAGTTCGCGTTCTGCAATGCTTGTGACATTTCGTTCTCCGAGAGAGGTTAGGCTGTAGCTGGAAGAATCAGGCCGGACTTGTCCGCTGCACCGGTGTTGTTCACATAGTTTTGGTCAAACGCCAACTTCGTACCGGTGGGAGCCAGCAAGGGCGTAGCGACAAGGCTCCAAACGTAGTTGTCGTGGACGTGTCCCGTGCAGCTGGTGGCCGAACTCGACATCATCAGGCCACCGGTGGCTGAGGTGTTTGGGCGATTGAGGATGTTCCAGCCAATTTCCAGATCTTGATGATTGTAGACACCTCCCGTGAGCAAGATGGGTGTATCGTTCAAGATTCCCATATCGACGAAGTTGCTGTTCAGCTGCATCCTGTCCGCACGCGCGAGGGGCTTGATACAGGTTGTCCCGGTAGTGTTACCGAGGCTGAAGACGCGGTTGCGGGTGAACTGGAATCCGTCGCAAGCGTTGGTTGTCGAAGCACCGGAGAAGATCGTGACGAAGTTGAGAACGGTCGAGATGTCACGAAACTCACAGTTGTCGATGGCGAAGTCTGGAGTCATCGACGTGACGGAGCCGGAGGCGAAGGTGAGCGATTGGCTCAGCGTGTAGACGCCGGCTCCGCCCACCGTGCCGCTTACTTGGTTGAGGATCATGATTCCAGGTAGGATACCTGTGCCAGCAATCGTGGCTCCGGAATTGATCGTGCCGGTCACCGAGCTGGTGGTCATTAAGTTGCCAGCGATAACGGCGGTGAAGCTCGCGTTCGCTGCGGTGAACACCGAAGCAATCCCGGCGAAATTCGCCAGGAACAAGCAATTCTGCATCGACATTCCCGCAGCAAGCACGTTGATAGTTGCGGTGGTTGCGGTGCTGAGAACGAATGTCGGCCGGAGCAGGCCGGCACCAAGACCAATAATCGCCACTCCAGCTTGGTTGAGGCTCAAGGCCGTAGCGGAGGTAATCGTCTCTCGGTGACCGGGGAGGATGAAGATGATGTCGCCTCGGCCGTCCTGAATGCCCTGGTTGGAGGAGAGATTGCCCGAGCCGCTGGAAGCGGAGTTGAGAGCGCCCTGCAGTGTCGCGTAGGGCGAGAGGAAAGTCCCCCTATTCCCATCGCTACCTCCCCGAGCGCCTTGGATCAGTGCCGGGCCGTTGCCCAGATAGAACACTTGGCCTGGCTGCATTTGCATCAATGGCATCCCTCTCACTGAGAGCCCATTGGCAAACCCACCAGGGAAGTTGCTGAATGTTGGTGATGCACCTGTACTCATTCCTCGAATCTCCAGTCGAGACGCCCCAGCGGAATTGCTGGAAGCGGAGTATTAAATCGTGGACACGTTTGCACACGCATCGGTGTCCACGTTTTCTCTCACTAACTCCTCACGGCCCGTTCGACGCATAAGCGCCGCGCGGATCGGTTATACCCACAGAGAGTCGAAAATAGCACAAAGCTTTTGCGTTTTTAGTGTCGAAATCGTTGTCCATTTTCAGTTCTGGTCTCTCCCGCCAAAAAGCCGTCATCCCATTCGGCACATTAGTCCTCACGAACCAGGCTCCTGGATTCGTGAAGTAATGGTTGAGCTTGATGCCCTTGGGGAATGCGTTGGTCGCGTGCAGCACATTGATGTCATTGTTGCTGCCGCCTGGTTGCAACACCGACTTGAGGATGCGATTCGCGTTGAACCAGTTATTGCGATGGATGTGCAGCGATTCGGGCATGGCTTGAAAGAACAGCCCCCGATCCGTTTGCACTCCCATGACCTGAATGCTGATGTCCTCGAGGGAGGTCTCCGCGAGGTCGGCCGCAGGGCTGAGGGCATTGCTGAAAGTCCCTCCCGTGACCTGAGTGTGACCTGTGCTGAAGAGGGCCTGATTATCGCCCGCAACGAAGTAAGTCGTGACGAACCCGTTATTGTACAGGAACGCACAGATGTTCTCAATGGTCTGATTGATCGAGAAGGCGTTTGCCTTCGCCCTTCTGTTAGCTACTGCATCATACAGGTTGTCTTTCAACTCCTCATGCGTGACGATGTAGCCCAACGAATAGGGCGTCGGCACGTAGCGAGTGAGGATGCCCTGCAGCTCGCTGTCATACGTTCCGGGCTCTCCCTCAGGCTTGACTGAGGCCATGCCGAAGCCGCTGATCTGGAGGTCTTCCTCATAAGCTTGATCCGAGTCGTCCCAATCGTAGAGGTCCGTGTACTCGGCCTTATGCTCCGCGTAAATCTGACCCCACGTAGCATGGACGCCTGGCCACAGCAATTTGGGATGACTGCCTGTGTTGATAATACCAGCCGGCATTCTCGCCTCCTACGGTGAGGTCGTTCCGCCCGAGTACTCGTGATTATTGATGGTCACGATCCATTTCTGGAACTGGGCAAACGGCGTGTTGTCGGGGCGCTGAACGGCCTGGATGATCTTCAGATTCAGCGTGCTGGTAGTGCTGACTGTGTTGTTGTCGAGGAACGTCGGGCTGAGGGTCAGCGTGGAGGTCCTCGTGCCTAGGTTGAAGTTGACGTTTCGATTCACTGAAGTGGAGGTGAGGACGGAGCCCGCACCAGCTTCCTGAATCTCAAACAGCACGTCCGGATCGTCGCAGACCAAGGCGTACCAATTTCCAGCTTGTGCCCCAGACGGACGAGTGGGCAGCACGTTGAGGTTGTTCGGGTTGATATAGGGACCGTTGCGAATGGTCCCCAGACCAAGGATCACGCCCCGAACAGCCGTGCCGGCTACGCCGATCGTCACGGCTGGAACTCCGAAAGTGTCGGCTCCGGCGTTCCCGATTGTGGTAACGGGATCACCGATCCAATACTGATTGGTGTCCGCAGCGAGGATGCAATACTGCTTCGCTCCTCCGTTCCACGGATTACCATTCTTGTACCGGACTGGAGCCAACCCTGACGGTTGGTTTAGGTTAGCGATTTCGAGTCTCCTTTCAGAAGTTTCCTAGCCTTTTCAATTCTTTCTATGAAAGAGGGTCTTCTTTTTCCCTGCGTCTGACTGATAACGGTGGGAGAAGTCCTGCCCTCTCGCCGCCTTGTCGTCTTGGGCTGAAGTGCTGATGGCAGGGCGATCGCCCCGCAGAGCTGCTGCGATGCTTTCGTTGATATCATCCAGCGGTTTCTGATGCTTTTCCCAGAGCCATTCGGGAATCTTCATCAGATAGAGACGCTGAGGCTGCATCGTGCCCTCATAGAGACCTCCGGCAACGGTGCTAACCCTGGAACCGAGATCCGTCCCGCCGATGGGCCTGCCATCGCCTGCGAGATCGAAGTCGCTCAGCTCCACCTCATCTTGATCCACCCAGGTGTAGCCCGCCTGCATCGCCTGGTGCACGCGATCGGGCAAGCCCATGAACCAATGGGTGTGGAAGCCGGGGATCTCCGGCGCCGCAAGTCGCTGCCTGGGGACGCTCATCGAAATGTAGCCCTGCTCCGCACCCTCCACGTACTTGAAGGGAGGGGCAGCTGGCGACTTGGTTGAGGCTTTGAGGATGCGCTCTTGCACAGGATTGACCATCACTCGTTCTCCCAATAGACCTTAGCGTAATACGATTGCCAGTCGGCAAGTGTTTTGAAGGCAGGATCCTTCCCAACGTGCTTCTTGGCGTCCTTCTCGCACTGAGTCTTGGCGTCGGGAGGTAACTGTGCATAGCTCTTCCCCCGAGGCGCAGCAGAGCCGGCTCCGTTGCCTCCCGCGCTGCCTCCCGCCTCGCTCTTTTCCGTTCGTCGTGGTGCAGCTGGATGCTCCGCGAACCACGCATCCGTCTGACGGGTGACCTCGTCATAAAAGGCGCGACCCACTAGGTGATTGAATGCGGGATCGGCGCGCATCTCCTCCCCAATGCCGATACTCACTCCGCGCCACTTCTTATCCGTTTGGAATTTCGGATTGTCTGCACGCCAGGCTTTCCAGTCAGGTGACTCCGCAGCCGACTCCGTCGGCTCAGGTTTCTTCTCTTCCTCCTTCGTCGTCACCTGCGCCTGGGTGAGGGCATCGAGGATGTCCGCCTCAGCGTCAACATCCCCCGCCGTGCGAGCGGTTTTCAGCTCCTCAAGCAGCTTGGCCCTGGCCTCCTCGACCTTCCGCTTGGTGTCAGAGGAATGGAATTCCTTGAGCGCTTCGAGCGACTCCTTCATCCCCGCTATTGCTGTTTCCTGCGCCCTAAGCCGCCGGATCAGCTCCTGATTCGTCGCCTCCAGCCGGCGATTCGTTGCCCGCGCCATTGGCAGTTGCGATTCAGCCATCTGCAGGAATTCGCGGGCGGGCTTCCACTTGGCCTTATCGCCAGGAAACTCATTCTCCGGCTGCCATCCCACAAGTCGGGCATCAGCCTCGACCTGCGCGTCAGTTCGTTCATCTGTCGTCCGATCGTCAGGCATCTTGGCCTCCTAGCAGTGGATGATCTTGGTCAACAAGGCCGTAGATGTCCCTGTGATTCACGAAGCGATAGATGACTCCGTCCTTGCCTTCGCGCATCGAGCCCGATAGCGCCGCAACGATCACCGCATCCCCCACCTTACACCGAGGCCCTTGCATCCCCAGCCAGCGGACGAGGAAGCTCCACCACGGATTGCAGTCCTTCCCCATCTCCACGACCCAGGCCACAGTGTCGAGGACCAGCTGTCGCTGCTTAACCGTTTCGGGGAGCTGGATTTTCTGGGTCTTCAGACCCGTTTCCAATGGCCACAGAAGGACCGCCCGGCCCAGGGGGTGAAGACCTGAAGCGTTGATCCCTGATCGGTACTGCGAAGCGGGTTCCCTGGGGATAGGGCTCCCTTGGTTCTCCTGGAGTGCCCTCGGATCGTCTACGAGTTTCATCTGCTGTGTCATCTTCATCCTCGCCGAAAAGGTCTCTGTAGCTGATATCGATTATGTCCTGCAACGCCTGGCAAACACCTATGGCATTGGAGCTGTCCTGCAGCGTGGAGTCCCCATCCTCATGCGTGAACTGGCCCCGCGCCCATAGATCCATTACTTCCAGCCGCCCCTCCCGCAGATGCTGACGCAGGGCCTGAGTGACTGGATCCTCCAGCCACCTTGCGAACTCCTCCGGACTTACCTTCTCCATCCTCGCCTCCCTCGTCCTGGGCCTTCATTTGCTGCATTATCAAGTCGAATTGCTTGCCGATCAGTTCCTGCCTGCCCTTCACAATCTCGATCACACTCTTGAAGGCTTCGAGGCGCTGTCCGCTCTCAATCCCGCCAGCCTCCGCGACGAATTTCGCAGCTTGGGCCTCGAGCTGCAGGATCTTCGCATCGTTGAGGCGCTTCTCTTCCAGCAGGCCGAAGGCAAATTCCATTTTCTGTTGCTGGAGCTTCAGCTTCTCCCTCTCCGTCTTTGCCTGCTCGATCAACATCTTTGCATTCGGCAGCGGCGGGACTTTGTCCTTGCCCTTGTAGAAGGTTTGCCAATTCGGAACGCGGAGGGCTTTGAGGTAATAGGTCTCCACCGCTTCGATGTCGTAGCCGGGAGCCGTGTACGCAGCTTGGCGCAATGCCGTCGCTTTGAGGAGTCGCTGTGTTTCGCTCAAAACCGTCGGATCTGCACTCGGCGAGATGCGAGAGGGATCGCCCTTGTAGTCTTCCAGGGAGGCGAATCCCGGCAGAGGCTTTCCGGGAGCTGTATAGACGGCGTTGAGCATGTAGATTTTCTTAAACTCCTCCTTCATACACCGCCAGGCGCGAGTGAAGATGGAAGCGAAGATCTTCATCCCCTGCTCGACCATCGCAGCGGAGGTCTGTGCCGGCGTGTTCTGCCCAGGATTCTCCCCGGCGAGCATCTCCGTCGAGGAGCAGATCCGGTTCGAATAGTCGATCAGCAGAACGAGGAGCTTAAAGAGCACCTCGGAAGGCTCTCCCGCAGGCAAGGGTATCATGCTATCCTTCAGTGTCCCTCCACTCACGTCGACGTTGACCCATTCGAAGGGACTGAAGATGTACTTGCCCCCTCTCAGCTTTGCGTTGCGTGCGAGGAAGCCGCCCTTGGTGTTGTTGACTGTCCCCGCGTCCAGGGTTTGATTGACCAGGGTTGAAACAGCTTCATTGAGCGGCCCAACTAGCAGGCCCCAACCGAGGCCATAGACGCCTCCGTCGGGCGAGGGCAGGAATTCGTAGCGGGTGAATAGCTCCTCGGGCAGGATTTTGACGATCGCCTTCTCATCATTGCGGATGATGTCCTCTTCGCGTTCGAAGCGATAGACTACCCGCACCACGTTCTTGGAGTTGAGTTCGAATGTGACGATTACAGGCTCAGCGTAGCCGTCTCCGTCGAAATCGACCCAGGTATGTTGCTCTCCGAACCAAAAGGGGGTGAGATCGTCGGCCGGAGGCATCTCCAGGCCTGCTCGTTTATCCTTCCCCGCTTCACGCTCCTGTTGCTTTTGATCCGCTTCGCCTCCGGCCTGGTACCAAGGTTCCTTCAGGACATCCTTCCAGGTCCCCTTCCGCACCCGCTCCACGATCTCGTTGCGCGAAAGCGGGATAAGATGCGTCTTCCTTCCGCAAGATTCGACGCTCTTGGCCCAATAGTCCATCACCAGATAGCGTGCAGGGACGAAATCGCTCTTGTTCTTATTCTCCGCTGTATCCCTCCGGGTCTTCACGAAGGCGGAGCCGACAACAGAGTAGTTCATCATCAGCTTGTCGTGCACGTCCTGCCATCCCTCATCTTCCTTGAGGCACTGATGACTCATATGAGCCCCTATGCGTGAGGCGCGGGCAGCTTCCTTGCCCTCCGGATCATCGCCCCAGACCTCGTACTGGACGAGGTCCTTGCCGGGGACCAGCTCGGGATAAGCGCGGGAGTGGAATTGCAGCGTAGCGATCGTCACCAGCGGGAAGGCAACATTCGCACATCCTGGCCAGGGAAAGGATTTCTCCTTCACCAGCTGCATCGCGAGGTCCATCCCCGCCTCGTTGCGGCGGAACCAATTCGCCCGCGACTGCACGTCGGCGTCGTAGCCGGTCCAACACCAAGCGCCTAGGTTTTCGAGATCATTCTCATCCAGCTCCGGCACGAGATTCGGAGAGCGAATCGATTTGAGATCGAGAGTGAGGTGCTTGGAGAGTTCGAGGATCATCTTCAATAGCCCGTTACTAGGCTCCTGCCATTAGCTTTTGCTCTGAGAGCCTGTTCCTTGAAGAACTGCCTCTCTTCATCCGTGTAGAAATCGTCTTCCTCCTCCTCTGCAAAGGTGTCGAGGCCCCACGAGAGCAGCGAGGCCGAGTCGAATTGGTCATCCAAGAGCGCCTCGGCCTCCTCCGTGAAGTGCAGAAGCTCTTCTTCCATCCCTACATACCAGTCGGCTCGCTTGTCGAATTTGCACCCTCCGCCGCGCATCCGTTTCTGCAAGCTTCGCCCGCGAGTGGCCTTATCCTTCGCAGGGTTCATCGGTACGAAGTTGATCCAAATCTGCCGCTTGAGCATCTCCGCCTCGATGAAGCCCGAAACAGAGGACCAAATCTGACCCTTCTCGACGAAGAAGGCTTTCGGGGACCACTTTTGCTGAATGTCGAACATGTGTTCGAGCCACTCCTGGGGCTTCCAGCGTCCTACCCGCTGGTCGCGGAACAACAGCGCATGCTTTGTATCCTTGCCTCCAACGACCAGGGAGGTCCGATTGGCTCGATCGTGAGAGGAAGCGGCGAGATCAGCAGCTGCGTAGAAGGTCTGATGCGATTCGTAATCCACTTCCTCCATCGGGAGGAAGTCGCCCTTCTGGAGGTAGCTGTCCTGATGGTCAAAGGGGTTGTTGAGATACTCCTGGGCGTAACCCGCAGCGTCATACTGCGCGATGAAAGAGGCCCTAATCATCCGCAACCGGACCTCGGGGAACTTCTCAGGCCACAAGATGTTGCTAAAGTCATCAAACGACTCGTGCGCCTTATAGAACAGGGTGGCCCAGGTCTTGTCCTTCATCAGCCGGGCTAGGAGACTGTCTTCATGAAGGATAGTCCCATGGAGCCGAAGACGCCCACCATCACGCAACGCGGGCTTGAGAGCGCGAAAGAACCATCGACGGAATTTGGTGCGGCGCTCCAAGGATTCAACCTGTTCATCATCTTCGAGATCATCGCAGACGATAAGGCCCGGACGTTTCCCCATCCACTTCCTGCCGCGCATTTTCTGCCCCGAACCTCGGGCGATGATCCTGAACTGGTAGTCATCCTCCATCTCCACGATGATGTCGGTCTTCGTATCGCTGACGAAACGCTTGATGCCGAATTCAGCGATCAGGTCCTCATTGTCCCTGAGCTCCTTCGAAATATCAGTGAGTGGCTCTATAGCCATCTCTTCACTGCTAGAGACGATGATGACGTACTGCTCGACGCGGAAGAGCACGTTTGCAAGGACGAAATCGTGGGTGAATGCGGTAGATTTGGCGTGCTCTCGCGGAGCCGCCAGGGCCGCCTGGGGAGCGGAAGAACAGTAGAGCTCCCACCCTTGCCGATGGAAGTCCGGCGTGGGCTTGGGTTCGTCATAAAGGGGGCTGAGGAACACCCCCGCAAACGTCTCCTGCAGCACCGCATCCAGCTTGACGTGCTGTTCCACTTTACCCCGGCTGCGCAGCGACCACCGCTAGATAGCCTGCCTTAGGCAGGACCTGGCCCAGACTGGTGGTGGCTAGGACCCTCACCAAGTAGATCACTCCTGCGAGCCCTGCGGCGAAGAGCTGAGTCACCAGGGTGCCCGAGATCGTGGCTGAGCCTGAGATCATCCCCGAGGGAGCCGCATCCGTTCCGCTCCAGACCACGCAGCTCACTGCAGTGCTCGAGATCGTCTCCCCCGATCCGAGGTCGGAGCTGTAATCAAAGGTCAACAGCTTCGTCTCGTCGGGGGTTTTGGACTGAAATTCTTGCCGGGAGGTCATCCGAGATGGGGCTTATAGTGCAACACCCCGGTACCGACGCCGAGGAAGGAGAGCAGGGCGAGGACGATCACCACAACGAAGGCGATAGTGAGGGCCTTCTTCCCGGCCGGAGGCATCGGGACTTGTGTGGTGAGAGCCCACCACACCACGCCCAGGACGGCGACGAGGACGATTATCTGCAGCAGGTCCATCTCAGAGCCCTAATCGCTTGAGCAGATCCTGCACAAAGGCCTCCGCCTCGCGCTCGCGCAAGCGGCCTGTGGCCACGAGATTGGTGAAGGTATCCGCTGCCCACGAGCGGATTGTCGCCTCCGCCGCGGGGGGAGCGGCTGGAGCAACGGGGGAAGCTACAGCAACAGGGGGAGCTTCTGGAAGCGAAGGGACCGAGGCGACGGGCTCTGGGGAGGGAGGAAGTAGATCGCCGGCTAGAGCGACTTGCCCGGCCTCGGTCGAAGGATCTGTCAGAACAGTTTCTGGAAGAGCGGGCTCCGACGGCTCGGCTGGAAGATCCAGCTTCTCAATCGCAGCAAGGGAATCCGTCACTATCGCTTCATCCGTCATCGTCCGCTCCTCGGTTTCACTTGGGAGAGTGCCTGTATCTGCCGCCGGGCCTCACGCCCAGCCTCATCGTATCTTCGCTTATCGCTCTGAATCTCATGCGCCGACTGCAGCGTCCGGAGATCATCCCTCGCCTGAAAGCGCCGATCCTCCGCCGTCAGCCGGGGCTTCGGCGCACGGAGCGGAGGCTGGACCTTCGGTCTCTTCGCCATCAGTAGCGTGATTTCTTCACCCGCTTAGGCTTCGCCACCTTCTTCGGCCTCTGGCGGGGCTGTCGTAATTTGGGAAGCCCTTGTCTCATCATTCAGCTCCGCTGAATACCAGCCTTTCCCTGCCTGTCCTAGGGTCTGAAGGGCCGCAAGCCAATGAGTCCAAGGACTCGAGGCAGGGGAGGCTGGTTCGTAAAAGTCATTATTCATCAGATCGCGATAGCCGTTCTGCCCCGCTCCAGGCGGAGCCATTCCGCCCTGCTCCCGACTCCGTCGGTCGGACTATTTCTCATAGGGCCTGGCCATCTTGTGGTGCATCCTCACCGGGTCGCCACTTGTGGGAGCCTCCGGCGTCTTCGGCTGATGCTTCGTCGAGGGCACGCTCATCCAGCATCCCGGCCCCTCCGTATGAAAGGTGTGATTCCCTCCTACGGGATGCGTCGCCCCGCCGTGCAGGGTGAAGCCATATTCCGCTCCCTTGATCTTGTGGCTGGTATGCTTATACTCACGATGATAGGCCACTCGGAACCTCCTTCACTACCGCATCCACCACGATGGGCTCCGCGGGCCGTTGCAATTCGCGAAGCCTACCAGCTATGGCTTTGATCCGCTCCCCGGGAGCCATCAAGGGAGCCTGAGGCCCGTTCGCAGCCTTGGCAGCTAGGACCTTCCCGCCCATCTCCGCGACCCGGATCGCCACTTGATCACTCACCAGCCGCGCCGGCCCGCTCATCTTCTCCATCAAGACCTCGAAGCTGCGGTTCACCGCCGCCTTAAACCGCTCCTCGACACTCAAGCGCAGAAGGGGATCAATGATCTCCTCCCGTCGCTGCGCGAGGCGCGCCTGAAACGCATCGCTGCAAATGATGGTGCTCAGCCAAGCTTCGCTGTAGCCGAACATCTCCGCGATCCTGCGCTGCGTCAGTTCCGGATGCGCCACGAGCATCTCCACGCAGGCCTCGTGCGTGTAGTTCAGCTTGCTGGGCGGCTTCGCCCCTACCGGCTCATGGGCTCCTGCCCCTAGGGCGTCGGCTGTGAGAGAATCAAGTTCCTCATTCATGACGACAGGAAGATACTCCTATCCACCCCCAAAGTCAATACCCACTTTGCCATATACTGTGGTCAGCTAACTAAACATGAACACGATATCCTGAGCAGTTCCTGTGCCACTGCGCTGCTCCAGCTCCCTTAAACATGAACACGTTACTCTCAGTTGCGCAAAATTTGGATTTCGCCTGCGGAGTGAGTACTCACTTCTCAGTTTGCCCCCGTCCGGCCTCGATCTTAGCGACGCAACATACGGCTAGCGCAAGGGCGGTAGGTGCGAGGGAGTGAGAGCTGACGTGATTGTAGTATTGTAGGCTCCGTCGATATATGCATCACGCTATGATGCGGTAATCGCCGAGCCCCCTGCAGGCTGGGTACCGACGCGTACCAGGGATTGACGCGCGAGTCGGGAGCTGATATGATGGAAGGTTTCGCAACGCGAGTCATGCTGCAGTGCAGGATATGATACGCGTGAACGCGGCTGGAGGAAACGTGAACACGGTATTGTCAGCAATTCGCGAACACGTTATCATTTCGACATCATAACTACGACGGCGAAGGGGAATGAGATATGAACGATAAACCGAAGTCCAACAGCGTGGTCACTTCGAAATGGGATGATGACGCGCAGCGGCTGATTATCAACGTGATCGGCGCAGGGGAGGTGCATTTCTGCCCTTCGCGTGCGGCACAGATCTGCCGCGACTATGCGGAAATTCACGGCTGGACACAGCGACTGTCGAACGCGGCGGCTATTCCGAAGGATAAGGTTACGGGCGCGGCCGCGACTGCGGCGCAGAAGTATGAGGCGATAGTCCGGCTGCGCGATCATTATGAGTCGGGGACTGACGACTGGGATTTGACCGCTCGGCCGAGGGGACCTCAGTTTGATCAGTGGACGGTGAGGGCGGTAGCGGCGCTCAAATCGATCGATTACGCCGCGGCGCTGCAAATGGCGCTCGACTCGGCTCAGGCGAAAAAGGCGACGGTCGTCGATGTTGTGAACGTCTGGGGGCGCGTGAAGGCCGTCGGTGATAAGGCGGCGGAATTACGGGCTGCGGCGAGCGGAATTTCGCTCGAGCAGGTCAACGAGTACGCGGCTGAATTGGGAATTGTAAGCGAATAACCCCACAGTGAGTGTGGAACTGCGGGGGCGCGGGGGTTTAACTGGGCATAGGTTATTGACGAGGAGCAGCGGAAATGAGAATCACCTTTCCTTTTCAGGTTATTCAGAAGACGCCGAACAGCTTTGAGCTAGTCGAGGGGAATCGGCCAATGTGCGATTTCTCAGTGAGTGAGGATTTCCGTGAACATGTTACTGACGCGGACTGCGAGCGGATCTATAAGCTCTGCGTAACCGAGGTCGTGAAGGCGGCGATTAAGATTACGCTCTGATGAGGGGAGTGAACAGGTTAGCGCGAGTTAACCTGTTCACGATTGGGCTCATCTTCATCATCAACATTAGCAACTAGTCTTCTTCTTCATCATCCTCAACCCTCCCGGCCTCTCGCCCCCATTCGTAGTTCCGTTATGGGTCTAGTCTCTCCGCCCCAGTTCCGTCTCTCTGTAGGGGTGTTTTTTGTTTTTATATTTTTTTAAGAGATAACATACTAAGGGAACGGCACTGGGACAGGGAGACTGGGAAGGAGGGAACTGGAGGCATGACGGTTCTTGAAATGGAGGAGGAAGGCCATAAGGGTTGAGGATGATGATGAGGATGACTAGGTGGGCATAATACGTACCGCAAATGCGGGATTGCTACGAGCATTACCGCATGGTATGATGCTCGACCTGGGATCTTGGCAGGACACAGCAATGAAACTCACACCTTACCATGTTCGCTGGATCAGAGCGCTGGCCGCGAACGGGAAGACCTATTCGCATATCAGGCGCATCATCGAGGAGCAGGGGGAGATAACTGTTTCGATGGGAACGGTGGCCAGCATAGTGAGGAGAGAGACTTGGCTGGAGGATAAAGAAGGATTTCTGCAAGGCGAGAGGCCACTGCCACAGAGAGCAGCGCAATGAGCAACGTTAAATATCCGCCGCCTGGAATGCGGCCCCATAACAGGGCGAGGAAGCATGGTGGGGCCTTCAGCGCAAATGATGTGAGGCTGATCCGCAGGCGGGTAATGGAAGGCGCGAGTCGGCTGGAAGTGGCGCTCTCTTACTGCGTGAGCAAGGAGACCATAGATCGAGTGGTGACAGGGCAGACTTATGGCTGGGTCCCGATGGAAGGGATGGCTCCGGCCGAAATCTCCGCGGCTGAGTTGCAACAGCGAGCCGACGAGAGCTTCGAGAAGCTCCAGCGAATGCTCGCCGAGCAGCCGAAACGGCCCTCGTTGCTGGAAGCAGATTCCAAAAGCATTGCAGCCACAGCGCAGCGACTCAGAGAACAGCCCGCCGCGGAGCGACCGAAGGTCAAGCGTTATCATGCGCTCCTCGCTGAAGGATGGCGCTATTGTGAGGGAGTCCTGACCTGTCCCGAGGACATCGAGCTAATGGGACTGGTGCCGGATGAGGATCAATCAGAGAAGGAGACGACAGAATGAAGATCGGCGACAGGATAGTATGGGAAGGAGCCGGAACAGGGCTTACTGATCCCACTTCGCTCAAGGAGGGCACGGTTACGAAGATGCGAGGATCAGGAGCCGAAGCTTTCTGTTGGATCGACAACGCGCACAAGGCGGAGGACTGTCTATATCAAGCATTTTGCTTTCCTGCAGCAGCACGGGGTGAGCTGGTGGAGATCATGCAGGAGAGAGGGAGGCTCAAGAAGGCCTATGATGACTCGATGGGGCTGATCTATGAACTGAAGAATCGCATAGCGAGGGGAGAACTGTGAACGTCTCCGCGCAAACGCTGCAGAAGATCCTGGCCCGTAAGATAAAGGGATATGCGTTCATGAGCTATCCACGAGATGGCTGGGCAACAGCACAGGAATATCGGGCACATCATGAACAAGAACTGATAAAAGACAACGCGCTGATGGGATCGACGGAATTCAGGGAGAAGTACAGAGCATACATCTACTGAGGAGAAACAATGAGTCTATTGGGAGCGACCAATCTGCTGGAATTCCAGCAACAGTTCGAGCGAGGGGAGCTGACGGAGCGAGAGTTCTGGCGCAGGGTGCTGGATCTGGCAGCGGAGCGGATTCTGGCGCTCGGAGAGGAGCCGGAGGGAGCAATAAATGGCTGAAGACCTCGACGCACTTCTCGAAGATGCACTGCAGCACCTCCCGGCGCCCAAGGCAAAGGCCAAGGTCGAAGGACCAGCCTACCCCCTGAGGACGCAGCATCACACTCCCTTGGAATCAGAGAGTCGCTTCGTCCGCTTCGCTGGCTGGTGGGAGGAGCATCTCTGCCTCAGATGCCATGCAACCTCCCGCCACTTCGACGGGCTCTATGAGGAGAGGGAGTGGCTGAAGCCCGACGATCATCCGTCGGGCACGAAGCATTGGCTTGCATGCACTGTGGCGCCACTGCCCGAACTCCTCAAGGGCTCGGTGACCTACGTGAGGTGCTACAGCACCAATTTCTGTGCTGAATGCCTCGGAGCAGCAAGCTGGCCGCTCGCTCAAGCCTGGCGGGAAGGCGAGATCGTCGAAGTCCAGGGGTAGGGGCCCCTGGCTGGCGTCCCTGAATCGGAGGATAGCAATGACACAGATCACCTTTAGAACAACGCTCGACTTCGGCTGCCTTGGTGAGAGAGAAGTTGAGATCACAGGCCGCTATTCGCCCGGCGCACCGCAGGTCAATTATCTGCGAAACGGCGATCCCGGCTGGCCGGAGGAACCGCCTGAGTTTGAGGGAGACACGGTTAAGCTGTTGCTGCCTCCCGAACTCCGCAAGCAATACAGTCCAGAGCTGCCCGAGAAGCTCGAATTACCGCCGCTCTTCATTGCGCTGATGAATGACGAAGCCTTCACGAAGCTCAATGAACAAGGATGCGAGGAAGGGGCAGCGGAGCGGGAGGAGGCGCAGTTTTCGGTCTTCGATGATGACAAGCTAGGAGCAGCGGACTGATGAGCCACAGGCTCTGGGTCAAAGCCTGGTGTGAGCACCACAGGTGTAGGGCTGCGCAGGTCGAGGACCTCTTGACGCTCGCTGAAGTGCTGCCCCACAGGAAGGAGGAAATGCTCCGCCTTGCGGCGGGGGTTCACAAGAGGCGAGTGCGATGCAGAGAGAAGGAGTGGCCGATATCATGAGCAGAAAACAGAAGGATGAAGATTCGAGGCCAGTAAAGGCCAGGTACTATAATGGGACAGGCAACGGAGCGAAGGCCATCAAAACCACCGCAGGCAAGTACCCGCACACGATGATGCGCAACGCCTATCATCACCTGCAGCTCCAGCATTTCGGCCGCAAGATCGTGCACTGCGAGGTCTTCGACGCAAATGTGCTGCACGGAACGCAGACGATGCAATACGATAGCGAGAAGAGGAAGTGGCACGTTGACTCTTGGTGGCATCGGCACCCGAGGCATGGGCTGGGAGAGGAGGAATGAAGCGTCGGCCAACAGCGGTAAAAAGAGCGCAGCTGAGACAAGCGATTCGAGTAGCACTCAATGAGGGGATAAAGACTACAGCGGAACTGGCAAGCAGAGCAGAAATAGCGAAGCTGCAACCAAGTCCGCCCCTGCTTAGGCAGCTACTTATCAGAATGGCAACAGATAAAGAAATTCGCAAGGTGGGATATGCACAATACGCTTCACTGAATGGAGGATCTGAGAGCGATTCTGCGACGCCTCCAGCGCCTCGAGCGATACCTGGGTTCGTCCAGCGCATCGCTCACATCGAGCACATGCTGGAGCAGCTGATGAAGGCCCTCGAAGTCAAGGAGCGCTAAGTGATGAACTACCTGAAAGGAGCAGCAATCACAATCGGAATCATCCTCTTCGTCATCCTGGTCACGCCACCTGTAGGTAAGTTTCTCCTCTGGTACTTTCACTTGTGGGGGATCTAAGCGATGAGCCTCTTCATTCTCGACAGCGACGGAGATCCAGAGATGGAGCTGAAGTACGGCAAACCGCCCACTCCCAGCGAGCTGGGCAAGATCCTCGAATACACTCACTTCGTGCAGGCGACAGGGCTGGAGCTGGATGAATGCAAGCGCATCCTTGGGCGTCCAGATATCAGAGGCAGACCTGCTATGCACATCTTTGGCCGCTGGGCGACCGAAGAGATTGCACTCAACTGGGGGAAGTGAGATGGCAAGCCGATGCATGATCGTAGACGGAGAATATTACTTCTCCCTCGTACATGAAGGGAAGAATGGCGAGCTGGAGCAGACGGAAGTGGATGCCGCAGGGGAGGCGGTTTCGAAGCAGGTCGACTTCCTCCGCCTGTCACCCCGAAGGGAGCTGTACCTCCGCGCAATTGTGGGGATGCTGATTGCGCTGGAATGGATGCAGAGGGAGCGCTAGGCGATGACCCTCAAGCTCACTTGGTTTGCACCTCCAGGCTTTGCCATCGAGCCACGAGGACAAGCAATGCAGGTTGATGTTTCATGGCAGGGAGGACCGAAGGTCATTCAGCTGAACTCTGGCCCGATAAACAGAGCAATCAGCAAGATCACAGTAGAGTTCGAACTGACGGAGGGAACCCTTGACTCTTGAGGAAATGCGGGAGGTGGTGAAGCAGTGCGAGTTCGACCCGCACTCGACCTATCACTTTCATGTGCGCGAAGCGCACGGGGGGATCATGCTCTCCGCAGTTTACATGGACCCCGACACCTTCAGCCGCAAGCCGACACTGCAGTACACCCGCCAGTGGCGCTTATCGCCGGAGATGACCCAGAGCGAGATCGTGCAGACCTGTTTCAAGCTCTGCATCACCTCAATGGAGCACAGGGCGAGGGAAGCGTTCAAGTGGCGCGGGCGGCGAGTGTTTGGCCCTCACTTTGATGTCGAGGCGCTTTGGGGGATCTGCGATCAAACTGATTACAGGGAGGATAAATGAGCAATCCAGGACAAGCTCCGTCCGACTTTGTGTCTATGCTCCAGGCTGATCTTGCTATAATGGCAGCAAGGGTAGCAGCTGGGGAGAAAGAATCCATTGATCTCAGACTCGCTCGCCTCGAGCGCATCGTGCTCAATATCTGTGGGCTGCTGGCAGCGAGGGAGATGGAGCGAGCGAAGCAGGCTGCCTACTTCGCACAAGGCTAGGAATGAGGGTCTGTCACCGTCCCCACGATTGCCATAAATGCGGGATTGCATTCGGGTCCCTGGCGTGAGACAATCGCGCGCGATAGGGCTCCGCCTGCCAGAGGCAGGAGCGGGGCAGCACGAAGGAGAAACAAGATGAACTGCAAGCCAGATGATTTGGCCATCATAGTAGGGAGTCCTCTCACAGGACTCTCAGGAGCCTACGGACGGGCAGGGAACTGTATGTGTCACATCGGCAGAGTAGTTAGAGTAATGACAGCATACGACGCACATAGCAAGCCCGGTGATTGGCTCTGGAGTCTTGAAGAACCGTTACGCTGCGCACACTGTTATGACCCGATAGAGAAGTGGTTCGATTCCTGTCTGAAGCCCCTGAATGAGGGGCAGCAAGCTGCGGAATCCGTGACGCGCCCAGAAGACGTCACTCAATGATGAGGAGCACAGCAACATGAACATTCCCCAAGCAGCACACGAACAGGCGGCCGCAAGCGGAGGCAACGCGAAGCATCCCCCAGGGCAGCATCCTGGAGCCCAGCATCCTCTCCCTCCCGCAGCGACGGCTCCGGCCGACAAGGCGGCGAAGGCGAAACGCGCCCCCACGGAGTACGTGAAGATCAAGCTCAGCGACGGCCGGGAGGTCGACTTCGCCGGGAAGAAGAAGATGAACAAGACCGTTCTCTACAGCAAGGATCTCGAAACCTGGCACGATGAGGATCCCCAAGATGGGGATCAGTATGCGAAAGTCAGGTTCGACTTCCGCAACGGAGAAACGAGGGAGTTCTCGCCGCCCGACTCCCTTTTGATCCGCTTCATCGGGCACGGGGCGAGTCAGAAGATCGGGGACGAGACCGCAGGGGAAGAGGATGTCGATGACATGGTAGTCGCTGTGGATGCAATCATCGACAAGCTCAACGCAGGCTCGTGGAGCACGAGGGAGCCAGGAGAGAGCTTTGGCGGCGCCTCCGTCGTGATCAAGGCCCTCATGGAGGCCAGCGGCAAGACGATGCAGGAGATCAAGGCCTACCTGCAGGGCAAGCTCGACGCCGCCAAAGCCAAGGGGGAATCCCTGAGCCGCGCCGCACTCTACGCCTCGTTCCGCAATCCCAAGTCCAAGGTCGGCCAGATCGTCCGGCGGATGGAGGAGGAGAAGGCAGCCAAGGCCACGAAGATCGACGCCGATGCGGAGCTGGCAGCTGGGCTGCAGGTCTGAGGAATCCCCTTAGCTCTTCCTGAGAGCTACCCCCTGGCACAAAGGCCCAGGGGGATTTTTTCCCAAGGAGTCGCCAAGATGACCGCAGCGGAATTGATCGCCCTTCTCTCTCGCTATCCTGCACTCTCATCCGTAAAGGCCTATGACGCAGACGCCGATGATCTGCGGCCCATCACAGGAGCCGTTTACGGATCGGAGGTGATTGAGCTGCAGACGGATCCAGATGAGGAGGAAGAGGAGGAAGAGGACGGAGAGGAAGGGGATTGAAGTTTACGGATTCATGGTATTGACAACTGGGCCACGTGGACGTATCATGTTCACGTTTGCCCGTCCTCACCAGTCCACCTAACGAGGCTCTATGGCCGAAGCCGAAGAATCATTCTACGCAGGTGCGACAGAAGAAGTGCGGAAAGAGCACGCTCGCTCTCAGGTCCAGCAGCTCGTCGAAATCGTTGAGAGCGGGGAGTGTAAGTTCTTCTGCTGCGTAGCACTCAAGGAAGGCGGATTCAAGGTCATCGGCGTGATGACGGAGCAGCCGCCTTGGCCAGAGCGAATGGAGGAGGCGCTCAAGCAGCTCTGGCGAGATTCGCAACGGATGCTGATGAAGGCCAGGGCCATAGGTGAGGGGAAGGAGCTGGGCTGATGCCACGGAGACCATCACCTGTTCCGTTGGAGCACATTCACGTAACTGTGCCTGCGGCGGAGAAGCAGCGAGTGGAGCTGCTCTTGTGGAGCGACGCAGAACGCAGAGTGCCACAAGGAGCGTGGCAGCAGTTCATCCTGGAGCGCATCCGCGAGTACTTCGACCAGGCTACGCTCGATCTCTCCCCTTACGGCTTCCCTCTCGGCTTTTTCGTCCGCGGGCCGAAGGGGATGATTCAGGCCCTGAAGCAGCGGTTCGAGGAGGTCACCTCGGAATGATGGCTGTGGGACTCTCCCTCTTCTTGGTAGGCTATACAGTCATGGAACTCGATCTGAGCAGTCAGCTAGTTATTCCTGACTGGATCTGCAACATCGGTGTGTTCTGCCTGCTGACAGGATTCTTGTTAATGATAGCGGGCACTATTACTTGGTTATGGAAGGTAGCACCATGACACCTGAAGTGCAAGCTCAAGTAGCCGTTTGGAGGGCCAAAGCCCTGGACGGGACGCTGACGGTGGAGGAGTTAAAGCAGTCCACCGCCATCCTCCGCGAGGGGCGAGCCGCCGCAGCGCAGGCGAGTGACTCGGCGAAGCGCAAGAAGGTCAAGGCTGCCGTACCGAGCTTCGAGGAGCTGGAGAAGGAGCTGGGGATATCATGACACCAGAGCACGAGGAGGCGCTGAGGCTGCTAGCGACAGAGGAAGTGTACGCGACTGATGGTTATGTCGCTGCGATGTCACTCGACAGCTTTGTACGCCTCATCGCCCTCGCCCGCCAGCGGCCCGGGTGGGTGCACGATGACGGAGCCGCTTTCGCTACGTCGAATCCGCCTGAGGTCTACGACCCCAATCAGTTCGTAGATCAAATGGTAGAGCGCTTCTTGCTTTGGCCTCTGCCGAAAGACTTCGCGCCCGACTGCGGTATCAGTTTTGATGGGCGCAAACCAGATGCAATGGGTTACGCGCGGCAGTGGCCGGTTGGCACAAATCTTCTGACCGCAACACAGACGAGGCAGATGATCGAATACATGCTCGCCGCCGCGCCTAAGCTGGGGGAGGGGACGTGAGCCTATTCAATTGCCTGTACTACGCGTTTAACCGATGGCGATATGGCAAAGGTTACGGCTGCGGCAGATGCCATCACCCTCACTGGAATCACGATAAAACTGGATGTCTGATCCCAAGATGTCCTTGCGCTGTGTACAGCGTTGAGAGAGTGAGCCATGACTGACCCATTGCGCGAACTGCTGCGGAAGGCGCGCGACAGGCTCGATAGCTATGTGTTCGTTGGCGTCGGGAGCAAGCCGGATGCCGAGCTAATAGCCCGCATCGACGCCGCCCTTGCGCAGCAGCCGGAGCCGGTGGCACACGCTCTAACATCAGAATTTGACAAATTGAAAGATCCAGATTGTCTGTCGATTAGCGTTTTAATGTTCAGACACGGTAGCAGACTAAATCCTACAACTGCCATATACGCCGTCCCTCCCTCCGCCGCCGTGCTGATCGCGGAGAAGGATGCGGAGATTGAGCGGTTACGTAGGGCTTGCGAATTTCACAGCACACCGCCAGATGAGCGCGCTCTGGCACAGATCAAGGAGGCGAAGGCGGTGGCCTACATCGAGAAGTTCGCTAACGGTAATGAGCACCTGGGCTATGCCAGCGAACCGGAGAATCCGGCCGCAGTTAGCCGCAGGTATCTATTTGACGCCGTCCCTCAACCTTCCCCGGACACGAAGCCGGTAGCGTGGCGCTATTGCGGAAATTACGGCGCAACTACATATAGCAGCTATGATCCAAGCACGATTGAGCCGCCCAGTATGCCGTGCAAGTGGCAGCCGCTGTACGCCGCCCCTCAACCGCCAGCCTCATCGAATCAAGAAAATGCCGGTCGAGAGACGCGGCAGCCCGAGGAAACTCGGGGCTTGCTGGGGGCCAGTGAGCTATCTGGAGATGAGCACCAGATTGACGACCCCCAGCAGGTTGGCTCTCAACCGCTAGCCGGCAAGGGCCCGGAGCCGCATTACACCGTCTTGCTTGGGAAGATCGCGGAGCTTGAGGAACAATGGCGCGACATTGGCTCGATCTGCGCAAGCGGCTGGACACGCGATAATGAAGCCCGCTCGCCGAACGAATGGGCCGAAGCATTGCTGCACGATCGCGATGAACTGCGCGAGAAGTTAGCCGACGCCATCCCCCGCGAGATCCACGACAGGTTGGTGAGGGAGAAGGATGCAAAGATCGAACAGTTGCGATCTGCATTAGAAGGGGTTGTGCGAGTTGCAGACCGCAAGACGGTTGAGTTTGATGCTGCTCGCGCCGCCTTGGCCTTCGAGCACGAGCTGGAGGAAAGCCCGCAAACAGCCGCTCAATTACACGACTGGCACAAACGACGCAAGCCCACCGGGAATCAGCCATGACTCAGTCGATCGACCTGCCCCGGATCCGCCCGCTCCGGTGCAGGGCAACACAGGGCGTTGAAGGAGAACCACATCATGAACGATGTACAAGTCGTCGAGGTGGTAGAACTGGTCGAGTTGGAACCAGAGCAGCTCCAGGAAGTTACCGGTGGTACTGGTAGTTCCGCTCAACCTGATCCGATCATTTTTGATCACTGATCCAAGCGGCCCTCGCGAGGGGGCCGATTACAACCAGCAGAGGAGAAGAAGATGTCTAACATGAACGAGCCAGTACTGTTCGCCGAAGCTCAGCCCGCACACGCGATGCCGGAAACGATGAAGCTGGAATGGCTCCGCGTGCTCCGCCAAGGGAACTTCGTTCAGGTTAAAGGCGCCCTCACAACCGGCGCGAATCGGTTCTGCGCGCTGGGGCTATTGCAGTACGTCCTCGGTGTGAGCCCGCATTGTTTTCACTGGGTACTGTCGCCCAAGAATGCTCAGTACATCGCCTCGATGAACGACAGCGGTCGCTCCTTCGCCGAAATTGCTGACTGGATCGAGGCCAACCTGTGAATCGCTCCGCGCAAGCCTGCTCGAACTGCTATTACGTCGGCCGGCCCCAGGATCTCGGCGCCGGCTACGTCTGCTTGCGCCATCCGCCGCAGCTCCAGTGGTTGGTGTTGCCCCAGCAGCAGAATGTCCTCGATCCCAAGGGGATCAGTCTCCAGCCTACTGCTTGCGGAGGGTGGCCGAATACGGAACCGAGGCTGTGGTGCGGGGAGTGGCGGCCGATGGAGTCGCAATGACCGATCTCCCCATCACAGGCTGGCGCAACGCTGAAGGCTGGTGTATCTCGGTGCGAGGGTATGAGGACTTCGGTCGCTTTAACGACCCACCAGCCTACACAATACCGATGTGCGACCTCGCCGTAGCCGAGGCACGGATCAAGGAGCTGGAAGCACAATTAGGAGCAGCAAAATGACAGCGCTCCCTTTTCCCGAAGTGATCGATAACACACTCCGCTCAACCTTCGTGAGTTGTCCGCAAAAATTTTATCTGGAGCATCTCCTGCACTGGAAACCTCGCACACCCAACGTCCACCTCCACGCCGGAGGGGCCTATGCCAAGGGTCTGGAAGTCGCCCGCAAGTCCTTCTTCGAACAGGGCGAGGATCCAAACACCGCAGCGGCGAAGGGAATGAAGGCTCTCCTCGAAGAATACGGTGACTTCCAATGTCCGGATGACTCCCCGAAGTCCCTTACCCGAATGATGGGCGCACTGGAGTACTACCTTGACCGTTACCCCCTCGCCGAAGAGACGGCGATCCCCAGCCAGATCGGCCCCGATCGCAAGGGGATTGAGTTCTCCTTCGCAGAACCGCTTCCGCTCCTCCATCCCCAGACACTCAGTCCAATCATCTACTGCGGCCGGATGGATCAAGTCACGGAATTTGCCGGCGCAGTCTACGGCGAAGATGATAAGACCACAACCCAGCTCGGCGCCACCTGGCCCCGTCAGTGGGATCTCCGTGCCCAGTTCACCGGATATTGCTGGGGCTGCCAACAGGCAGGTATCCCAATTCAGGGATTTCTTATCCGCGGAATCAGCGTTCTCAAGACTAAGTATGACACTCTTCAGGCACTGACCTACCGGCCGCAGTTCATGATCGACAGATGGCTCAAGCAGGTTGTGCGGGACATCGAGCGGATGATCCAGTGCTGGAAGGAGGGATACTGGGACTACAATCTGGATGATGCATGCTCGGCCTTCGGGGGGTGTATGTTCCGCAAGGTCTGCATGAGTGAGGACGCCCAGCCCTGGCTGGAGATCGACTTCGAAAAGCGGAAGTGGGATCCGCTCACACGGAAGGAGACGTTGCTGTGATTGATCCGAAACTCAAGGCTCTGACCGATGTCGTCACCAAGGAGCTAGCCGATCGTGGCTTGTTGATGGAAGCGGGTTGGGTCAGCTACGAACGCCTGGTACTCTCTCCAGAAGCACCGCAAATCCAGCGAGATGAATGCCGCATCGCTTTCTTCTCCGGAGCGATGCATCTCTTCTCCAGCGTGATGAGCTTCCTCGATCCAGGGCACGATCCAACAGAGAATGACATGAAGCGGATGAGTCAGCTCAATGCAGAACTGGAGCGCTTTCTGGTGATCTTCAAGGCCAAGCATGGACTGGTGGGGAAGGCACCCTATGGCAAGAATACATGAAGTCTTCGACCTCAAGAACGTCACCATCGTCCGGGAGACCGAGGCGGCGATCCAGGTCGCGCTCGATTCCGGGGAGCTGGTCTGGATTCCCTTGAGCCAAACGGAGGCCATCCACCGAATGGGGCAAGGGCAGGACTGGCTCGTGATAACGAGGTGGATTGCGGATAAGAAGGGACTGTTGAAAGGCACTCTCGCCGATGACGGAACGCTTTATTGAGGCACTGAGATGATCGATCCCAGGCAGATTCCGAAGCTCCGCAACTACCTGATGGCCTTTGAACAATTTTTCGCTGACGCCGAGGCAGCGGGGGAGATCGCAACATCGCATGTGAGGCAGATGGCTTATGACACAGGATTCATCAACGGGAAGCTGGACGGTATACGCGAGGGCCGGGATGCTGGCTTTCGCGATGGTTATGATCAAGGTTATGCAGCAGGCTTACGAGCCAGGGAGCGACAGAGTGAAGAAGAAACCGAAACCGAAACCGGTCCAGAAGCTGGCTGATGCCTCCCGCCGCCTCGCGGCGCTGGGCCAGCCTCCTGCTCGCAAGGCAGCGATCCGAGGGAGGAAGCGATGACTCTAGCAGCGGTACCAATATCGATACCAGAACCTACTCTCGCCGGTCCGAAGGAGCTGCTCGAAGGCCCCGCCGGATCAGGGAAGACTTATGCGCTCGCTACGATGGTCGATTGGGCTCAAGCGCATGGGAAGGAGGTCTTCATTCTCTTCCTCGAACAGAGCCTCGAAACCTTGATGGGCTATTGGCGGGATACAGATCCCAACGATCCCAAGCGCCGGGAGCCGAGGCCCATCCCGGACTGTCTCCACTGGCACATGCAGCCTATCGCACCGCTCAGTTTCCAATCCTTGATGACCGGAGCGGATAACGTAGCGAAACTCAGCTACGAGTCCCTCACCAAGCTGATCGACGGCACGCGAGCGGGAGCGAACAATTCATTCTGGCACGTCCTGGCGACCTGCACGGACTTCCCCGACGATCGCACAGGCAAGAAATTTGGAGCGATTGATAAGTGGGGGACGGACAAGATCTTCATGCTCGACTCTCTAAGCGAACTCGCGGCAGCGGCTGAAAAGATGACCATCGGCAACAAGCCGATGATGGCTCAGAATGAGTACCTGGTTGCACAGAACAATCTGCTGAACTTCCTCCGCAAGCTGATCACCTGTCAGTGTACGGTAGTGATGACAGCACATGTGCGGAGGCAGACTGACTTCCTCACAGGCACAACGAAGACGATGACCAAGTCCCTCGGCACAGCCATTGCGGATGACATCCCGCCCCTATTCAGCGACGTGATCTACTCCCTCCGCGAGGGTAGGGATTTCTATTGGGACACCGCTGCCTCGAACATCGACACCAAAGCGAGGAATCTGCCCATCGCCAGCAAGCTGCCCGCGGACTTTGCCCAGGTAATGGACAAGTGGCAGGCGAGGGGAGGGAAGTGACAGCGGTGCTGTTGCTCTGCGTCTGGATCCTCCTCCGCACGCTATGGGAATCCCTTTAATCGCAGTGTTCTGGCCCTTCGAGGTGGCGTGGGCCAGTCCTAGCACAAGAGCCACAATCAGCTTTCAAGGAGCCAAGATGAACGACTCACTTTCAAGCTTTGACCCTTCCTCTTTTCTCGATGCAACTACCACCGAGCAATCCGTCCGCAGGCCCCCGCTGCCTCCCGGGGATTATACCGCAGTTACAGGTGAGCTAAAGGCCCGCCAATGGACCTCGAAGAAGCAAGATGCGAAAATCAAGGCAGGAATCGCCTTCGACGTCCCGCTGACGCTCGAGGTGCCCCTGCACATCCAAGAGGAGCTGAAGCTCCCCCAGACCACTGTGACGATGAATGACAGCATCATGGTGGAGACGACTCCCCAAGGGGGCATAGATTACGGCGTGGGGAAGAATCCCTCCCTGCGGCGGTGGCGGGAGGCGACGGATCTCAATACTCCAGGTCAGCCCTTCAACCCCCGCATGCTCGGCGGGAAGGTCGTAAAGGTGAAGATCGGCCACCGCATTGCGGAGGAAGGGCCCTCAGCTGGAGAAATCTTCGACGAGATCCAAGGGGTTGCAAAACCCTGAAGCTGGCGGCTTGACCGTCGGCAGTTGCTAGGTCCGCCGGGAGCCTAACCAAAATCCCGGCCCTTTCGAGGAGCATACGTTGCAGCTAATACCAATCGCCAACATCCAGGTCCCCGAAAATCGCCAGCGGAGGGAGTTCAAGCCGGAGGCGCTCCAGGAACTCCAGGCCTCCATCGAGCAGATCGGCCTTCAGCTTCCGCTGGTCGTCCGCCAGCTCAACGGGTCAACCACCCTCGTGTCAGGCGAGCGCCGCCTCCGCGTCCTGCGGGACATGACTGAGTTGGGGATGGGTTACAGCTTTGAGGGCAAGATCGTCCTCGGTGCGGCGCCCTGTGTTGAGCTGGGGGAGCTAGAGCCGCTGGAAGCCTTGCAGTGCGAGTACGATGAGAACTGCATTCGCACCGATCTGACCTGGGTGGAGAAGGCAGAAGCCACCGCCCTGCTCGCTCGCTTGCGAGGACTTCAAGCCAAGGCAGCTGGAATGCCAGAACCAGGGAGTAAGGAAATCGGCATCGAGCGCTACATCGACCCCCTCGCTGTCGCAACCGAGAACGAGATCGGAGTCGCGCAACAGACAGCTCGAATGGAGCTAATCGTCTCCCGCTATCTGGACGATCCCGAGGTCCGCGATGCAGGCGGCCTGAGGCCAGCGTTCAAGCTGATCCAGCGCAAGGAGGTCGCTGCCAGGGCGACGGAGGTGGCCAAGCAGATGGGTCCGACCTACGGAAGGCATTCTCACTCCCTCCTGCACATCGACGCCATCCGCTGGCTCTCGGAAGCGGCGCCGGACCAGTTCGCCTGCATCCTCACTGATCCTCCCTACGGGATCGGGGCGGACGAGTACGGAGACAGCGGAGGGATGAGCAATCTCCCCCACGGCTATGCGGATGATCCGCAGGAAGCCGCAACCCTATTCACCCGCTTCGCGGAACTATCGTTCCTCGTGGCCAAGCCCGATGCGCACCTGTACATGTTCTGTGACATCGACTGGTTCTGCTGGCTCAAGGACGCCTTCCAGCGTGTGGGCTGGAAGCCCTTCCGCACGCCCTTGGTCTGGTATAAGCCCCTCGGGATGCGTGCTCCCTGGCCGCAGATGGGGCCGCAAAGGAAGTATGAGCTGATTCTCTACGCCCTGAAGGGCTCCCGGACGTGCAATCTCCTCCAGGGCGACGTCCTCACCTTCCCTCCTGACGACAACCTCGGTCACGCCGCACAAAAACCAGTTGCGTTATTCGCTGATTTACTCGGCCGTAGTTGTCTGCCAGGTGACAGAGTACTAGATCCATTCTGTGGTACAGGTACTATCCTTGCTGCAGCACACAGCCTTAAGCTGTTCGCTACAGCTATTGAGAAAGATCAAGCATCTTACGGAATAGCATTGAAAAGACTAATGGGGCTGAAATGACTTACGTATACCCGAAAACAGGCGGTCACGGCAATACACTGCATCGCTATTTAGCAGAAAAGGCTCTAGGACGAGAACTGAAAGGGAGTGAACAAGTGCATCATATAGACCTAGATCCGGCGAACACGAACAATAACTTGGTGATCTGTCCTGATCAGAAATATCATTTTCTTCTACACACAAGAACAGAAGCGCTCCTGGCCAGCGGTAATCCTGACTATCGCAAATGTTATCTCTGTAAGGTTTGGTGTAATCCTGCAACGATGAGTCAAGTAAAGCGCAAAGGAGCATATGCAGGAAAGGGAGATTACTTCTATCACAAAGCATGCGCTACAGCTAATTATTACAAGAATAGGGAAGTAATACTAGACAATCGGCAGGCGCGTAGAGAAGGTGATTGGAGGCGGAATTGAAGCCCTTCTCGAAGATCACCATCAAGATCATCTCCCACTACGAACAACGCTACGACACCGCAGGTGATTGGTGGCCAGATCCAGAGGGAGTTTGGCACATCACCGTCAGCGATCTCGGCGATCCTCGTTACAACGCCCTGATTGCGGTGCACGAGCTGATCGAGATGATTCTCTGTTGCGAGCGCGGAATCACTCCTGAGATGGTGGATGCTTTCGACATCGGCTACGATGGGAAGTTCCCGAACGATCCAGGGATTGATCCCCTTGCGCCTTATCATCGAGAGCACATGGCAGCCACAGTGGTGGAGCGAGACCTCGCCCGCAAATTGCACGTAGCGTGGGATCCCTACATTGCAACCATCGACGCCCTGCCGCCGAGGAAGCCGTGAGCTTCATTCTTAACAATCCGAAGCTGTTCAACTACGTCATTATGAGCTTGTACCTCACGAATGCTCTCTGGTGGGCCTACGGACGCAGGTGGGCCGATTGCTGTTATTGGCTCTCGGCCCTCGCTATCACCGCCACGGTAACCTGGGGCTACAGGCACTAACATGCATCTCCGCTCTGGCGACGGCCCAATCCCCGCGAAGGTGATGCTCGTCGGCGAAGCCTGGGGCGCGGAGGAGGAGCGCAAAGGCATCCCCTTCGTCGGCGCCTCTGGTCTGGAGCTGAATCGCATGCTTCAAGAGGCTGGCATGATGCGCTCCGACATCTACGTCAGCAACTTAGTAAACGCTCGCCCGCCAGAGAATGAACTCGCAGCCTGGATCTTCGACAAGAAGGCCAAGTACTGGAAGGGACGGGATTGTCCCAAGGATTTCATCCCCTTCCGCGACACCAAGGTCGCGCCGCTGTTCATCGCTGGGCTTGAGCATCTGAAGCAGGAAATTGCCGCTGTTAAGCCTAACCTCATTGTCGGCTGCGGGGGCTACCCCCTCTGGGCGCTAACGGGCCGCAAGGGGATTATGAAGTGGCGCGGCAGCCACCTCCAGCTCGACGGAGCCGACTCTCCCAAGCTAATCCCTACCATCCACCCCGCTGCCATCTTGCGTCAGTGGGATCAGCGAGCCATTGCTGTAAGCGACCTTCGCCGCGCGCGGAGAGAAAGTGAGACAAGAACCTATGACAAACCCTCGTGGCGATTCCTCATCCGGCCGACCTTCAATCAAACAGTGCAGACTCTTCAAGCACTTATTGATCGAGCCCAGACTGATGATCTGTGGATCGAACTCGACCTTGAAACCAGGGCTGGTCACATTGCCTGTTGTGGGCTGTCCTGGAGCCTCACAGAAGGAGTGTCAATACCCTTCATGTGCGTCGAGCGAGCTTCAGGATATTGGTCTCTCGACGAGGAAGCTCATATCATCTGGCTCCTCTTCCGGCTACTTACTAATCCTCGGGTGAAGGTGAGATGGCAGAACGGCCTCTATGATGCGCAGTACATTCATCGCCACTGGCACTTTATCCCGCACGGTGTCCAGGACACGATGATCTCGCAGCACACTCTGTTTTGCCAGCTCCCCAAGGCCCTGTACTTCCAGGCCTCGATGTACGCACGGCACTATGTCTACTGGAAGGATGAGGGGAAGAACTGGGATCCAAAGATGGGGGAAGAGCAGCTTTGGAGTTATAACCTCGAAGACTGCGTCTACACCCGAGAATGCGGGGAGGCCGAGCTTCGCTCCGTCGAAAAACTCGGCCTGGGGGAAGTGCACGATTTTCAGCAGCGTCTCTTTTACCCCGTTCTCAAAGCGATGCTCCGCGGAATCCGTGTCAGGACGGAACAGCGAGATAAGCTAATTATGGAGACACAAGAGGCGATCGCTTCGGGCCAGGGCATGCTGCATGAGGTCCTCGGCCACGAGCTGAACATCGGCTCCTACCCGCAGATGACGACGCTCTTTTATCGCGACTTCGCCCAGCCTGCGATTATGACCCGAGCGACGAAGAATGCGCCCGCTCACGTCACCTGCAACGATGAGGCGCTGACCAAGATCGGGGAGCGGGAGCCCCTGCTGAAGCCCCTCACCGACGCGATTGCTGACCTCCGCACGCTGGGCAAGTTCATGGAAATGCTCACCAAGCGGCTGGACGTTGATAATCGAATGCGCTGCTCTTACAACATCGGAGGCTCTACGAGTGGAAAATCTGCCCCGTATAGTTATCGTTTGTCCTCCTCAGAAAACGCCTTTGGTTCTGGAGCCAATCTCCAGAACATTCCGTCTGACAAATCGATGTCTGTTAGCAAGGCTGAAAAGAGGGGAACCAAGCTCCAGCTCCCGAATATACGCACTATGTTTGGGCCTGATTCAGGATTCACATTTTTTGACCTGGACCTCGACCGAGCGGATCTCCAGGTTGTCGTGTGGGAGGCTCGCGATAGCATGCTACAGGCTGCCCTTCGCTTGGGCGTTGATCTTCATCTCCTCAACGCCTTTGTGCTCGCAGGACGCGAGGCTCCTCCCCTGGAAGAGCTGATTGAGCGTCACTCCAGGGAAGAGGCCTGTTCCTGCGGCCCGAGGTGTTATTGGGACTATCGCGACAGGATGCGAGGCGGACGGGAATTTGCAAAGAGGTTCGTGCATGCAACTGACTATGGTGCTACAGCTAGAGGTCTCGCCCCAAAGCTGGGAGAGACTGTCGCAACTGTCGAGAGAGCACAAGCTCTCTGGTTTGGAGCTCATCCTGGCATCTTGGCATGGCAACGAAGAACCGAAGAATGGGTTGTTCGACACAGATTCGTTCAGAATCCATTCGGCTATCGCTGGTATATTTTCGATCGACTCGAAGGTGGACTTCCAGAGTGGCTTGCCTGGATACCTCAGAGCACAGTGGGTTGTGCCATCAACAGAGCCTGGATGAACCTCTGGGAGCAGGCACCAGAGATTGAAGTCCTACTGCAGGTGCACGACTCCCTCGCAGGGCAATTTCCTAGTCATCGTCATGACGCAAGCATTGAAAAACTCCGCAAGCTGTCGAGCATTACAATCCCCTACGAAGATCCTCTTGTGATTCCGGTTGGAGTCAAGACCTCGAGGATTTCGTGGGGCGATTGTAAGTGAGACAATTAGAGGACTGGTTGAAGACCTATGTCGAGTGGGCCTCCGTGACTGAGGCCCCTGGCATTATGCACTTTTGGAGTGCGGTATGCGCCCTCAGCGGAGCCCTGCGGCGAAAGGTCTGGATCGACCGAAGAACCTTCAAATGGTATCCGTCTTTCTATGTGATATTAGTGGCTCCGCCGGGAGTGGTGACCAAGTCTTCTACGGCCGATTTGGCGCTGGACATGTTGCGGGAAGTGCCTGGAATCAATTTCGGTCCAGATTCGATCACCTGGCAGTCGCTCGTTACAGCTTTTGCGGGGAGCTGCGAAAGCTTCCTCTATCAGGACGAACACTACCCGATGTCGGCAATCACCTTAGTGTCAAGCGAGTTGGGGCTATTGTTGAACATGCAGGACAGGGATATGGTGAACCTCTTCATCACTTTGTGGGATGGTCGCAGACGGTTCGACAAGAGCACGAAGATGAATGGGAAGGACATCGTCGAAGCGCCCTGGATAACCCTTCTGGGCTGCACTACTCCTCCCGCAATAGCAGAGAATATGCCGCGGCTTGCCGTTGGGGGCGGTTTTACCTCACGCTGTATATTTGTGTACCGAGAAGAGAAGGCGAGGCTGATCTATGATCCGAGCCAGGAGGTCGCGGCGGAGGACTTTGAGATGGTGCGGAGGGCACTCGTCAGTGATCTGGAGCATATCAGCCTCAACCTCGTGGGGCCCTTCACGGAGACGCCAGAAGCGAGAGAGTGGGAGAAGATCTGGTATGAGGATCTGTGGCAGAAGGTGTACCCGGAGTGCAGCTCACCGATCATGCGGAACTATCTGGCGAGGAAGCAAACTCACTTGTGTAAGCTCGCGATGATTCTGGCCGCCTCCCGACGGGACTCAATGCAGCTGGAGATTGAGGACTTCGAGGACGCCAATGGCATGCTGATCAGCGTGGAGCCGGACTTCGAGAAGGTCTTTGCCCTGATTGGCAAGAATGAGGCCGCAATGGGAGCAGATCGCTTGGTCGAATTCGTGAAGCGACATCGGACCTGCACTTACGAAGAGGCCTATCATGAAATCCACCACCAGTTCCCGAATTTCCACGAGTTCGAGCAGATCCTGATGGGAGTGCTGCAGCTGGGGAAGGTCCGGATGGAGATAAATGGGCAGGGGAGGCTACTGCGCTATGTTGGAGTGGATCCGGAGCCTACGCAGAAAACGTGAACCGGCATGAGCGGCAAAACGTGTTCATCATTGTTCGAGCGTCTCGTGTGCGAAGAAGGCCTCCACTACTGCTGCGTCTTCGCCTTCCTCTCCCTTCATACCAGCCCCACTCTGATCGGCCAGCGACTCGGCCTCAGCCGCACGACAATCAAGACTCACAAGGCCCTTTTCCGGAGAGGAGAATACCGATGCAAGAACGCGACCCGTTGCTTGAAGGCCCGAGGACTATTGACCGAGGACTAGCGGAAGCCTTCGATGAGCTCTGCCGCCTGCGTGAGGCCCGGCAGCAGGCCTATGTCATCACCTACCACGCGGAGAGGCCCGAGGCCTTTAAGTGGTTCATCGAGGGAGTGATGTACGAGAGGGCAAGGAAGGAAAGCAGCAAGCTAACGGCCCAGCAATCCAGTGACTAGCCCACTGCGGAAGCCCCCACCGACGTGGGTGTGCAAGAAATGCAAGTTCCGCAACTTCCTGGTGCGCACGAGGTGCTTCAGGTGCGGCCAGTTCAACGGCCATCGCTAGGGCTTGGGGCACAGCAGCTTCTGTCCCTCTAGTGCTCTGTGGACGTAGTCTTGGAGTCCTTTGAGCTGGGCGATGTAGCTATTGCACCGGCCGTAGTTGGCAACGACGCTGGCGGTAAGAGATCCAGCGGGATAGGGGGAGCCATCAGCACTGGGTCCGGCGGAGGGATCGATGCCACGAGCGGCGGAATCGATGAGCAAGCGGTCAGCAGCGGTGATAGCAGCAGGACAAACCACAGCAGGATGCTCAGGACAGAGAGAAGGTAATGTGATCGTTTGAACAAGGGGGATCTCCTTGGTAATGGTGCGAGTCACAGTTTGCACACGATCGATGTACTTGATGATCGGAGCAGCGGCGACAGCGTTAGCGGTAGCCAGCGTTTGAGTGTTGGTCGTGGCCTTCGCCTCCAGAGTTGCCTGCTGCTTCGCCGCCCTCGATTGCGCAAACTCATAGCCCCCGAACATACAGGCGATGCTGTAGATCGCGACCAACAGCAGGGCAAGGCCTGCTTCTATGAGCGGAGTCACGGAGCCGCCGGGGGAACGGGTTGAAGAACCTTCTCCGCGAGGGACTTGTTAGTTTTAAAGCGCAGGGCGAAATTCCCTACCAGAATCACCACGGTAGCATATTGATAAGCTTTCGCCGGGACGTAGCCCTGGAGGGAGGGGAACCAATCCTGCAACGAAGGCAAAAGAGCAAGCCCCGCTGCTATCACTCCGTTGAACCAGATTGTCCACGACCGCACCGCGCCCCGTAGGTGCAACCACGCCTTCGCCATCCAAGCACTCATACCGAGCCTCCACCAAGTTGTTCTAAGTTATGCTCTTGTATAATCAGCGTTATCTTCCTCGCGTATTCTGGATCCGTCGCATAACCTGCTTGTGCAACAGCACTCGCAAAGTCGATGCCGTTGGTCGTTGCAAACGCTGGAGCGTAGCGTGGATTGCTCAACAGGAAGTCTGCATGGTCTGCTATCGCCCCCAGCCAATCAACGTACTTGCGCCAGCTCGCGGTGAGCATGATCCAGTGGCCGTTCAGAAACTCCCTGGTGTTCATGTACAGGACGGCTCCCTCCCACGACGGATCGGCCTTCACCCCAAAGAGGTTGAACCCTTCCTGCGCCAGCTTCGAGGAGCCCCACCCCGACTCCAGTGCCGCCTCCGCGACAGTGAACGAGGCCGGAATTCCGGTCTTCTTTGCTGATTGCTGAGCCGCCGGATAGATCGCGTCGATGAATTCTTGTGGAGTCATAGAAACCACCCATTCTTTTAAGAAGCGTGAGCCGGAAAGATTGTCGCGAAGATATCTAAGAAGCCCCGGGTTATCGCGTCGATTTGAAAAATCTTGATAAACCGATTCCTCCATGCGGAAACTGTACATCGTGTGAAATCCGCTGGGTGAAATGATGGTGTAAACGCAGCGCATCCAATGTTGCATGTGATGGCGAATACTGCGGCTGCTCTCTACATTATCTAGGCTAATGCAGGTACCGTCTTCCAGCTCGTGGAAGGGGGCATTCGCTTTGCCCTGATGACGTACTGGACGATGGCTCATCAGCTCTCCGGATCCATCGGGTTCATCCGGCTATTAACCCATAGCCGAGTAGAATTCTCCATATGCCGCTCAAGAGTATGACCTACTCCACGGATTTCGGTAGCAATTCTATCCTCCATCTTCTGCATCTCATCCTTCCTCACATAGACTCCGGGGAGGGATTGCTGCAGCTTCGATACATCACTCGTTAGCTCCTTCACCGCGCCCCACAGTTGCCGCAGCATCCACCCTACCACGCCACCGATCAGGCCAGCGATTGCAACGATGACTCCGATGACCTGAGCCCAATCGCTGACAGTCATCTTGGCACTATCTCTCCGTTGCGATCGCGCTTCATCCACTGGATGCGATGTCGCTCGTAGTGATCGATCTCCACTGCTGCTTTCGGCGCCGGAGCGTGCACGGCGAAGGCGACAGCGAGGGCCATCGGTTTTGTCTTGGAGATCGTCCGATAGACGGGGCGAGCCAAGTATTTTTGCTTCGCATTCTCAATCGTAGTCTTAGCTATCCGCAATCTCGGTCCCCTTCACGATAAAGGCATCGATGGCAGCCTGAGGCATTCCCTCATAGATCTCTGCAATCCCATCATGCAGCTCTCCAACCTTGATCGAGATCTTGCTGCGCGGAGGGTGCCAATAGAGATCGAGATGAGCGGGAGGCTCGTGATTGCTGCCGGGAGCGTTCTTGAATTGGCCCTTCATCTTTGGCCCTCACATGAAGTATTCGAAAGTGAAGTGAATTGTGCTGGTGGCGGAGAAGTTACCAGCGGTGACTGCGGTTAGCCCCGTGGTTGACATTTGGTAGATGTTGAACTGTGTCCCCGCTGCGATTGAGAGCATCATCGGAGCGGCGCTTAGCGCAATCATGTTCGTGGCGAAGTTAATCATCCCGCCGCCACCTCCGCCATAGGGAGCACCATTAGGCGCGAATGGGAGGCCCTCGAGCGTTGCGGCACCTGCTGCACCAGCAATGCTATTGAGGGTGATCATTCCCTGGCCAGTTACCCTGTTGCCCAGAACCTGATACGCGCCTACCTTGGTGGTGTACTGGCCTGAGGGGAGGAAAACTCCACCGAAGGCGAGGGTGGGAGTGTAGGCCAGGAGCGAGTTGTAGGGCGCAACATCGATCTTCACCGTCCCGGTAGCAGTGTTACTCAGCACGCCGCTGGTAATGCCTCCACCAATCACACTGAGGCAGCCACCCCACGACCCAGACAGCGTTAGACCATTACCGTAGGTGTTATCTCCTAACACCGCCACCGAATTGCTGATGCCGGCTAGATTCACGGCGCCCAGGAATTGAGTGTTGGTGACAGTCAGCGTGTTGATCTGTGCTGTTCCAGCGTAGGTGAACGCGCACTTGATCTGACTGTCTGCGATCGTCATGTTGTTGATCTGCGTACCGGCGTTCAAGTTCAAGAACTGGAACGTGTTGGTATTCGGATTGAACACGCAGTTCACGAACATGAATTGCAGAATCCCAGCAAACGCTCCGTTACTAGTGACCCACGTAGCGTCAGAGAAGATTCCGTGAACATTGTCCTCGATGTAGCAGGTGTCGAACGAATAGAGTCCTCCAACCGACGAGCTTCCCACAAGGAAGTTCTTGAAGCTCATCCAGTTCGTCATCGAATTGGCGCCCTGGTTGAACTGGCAATTGACCCAGGTGAGCGTATCAGGGCCTCCAGCGGCGTTCGAGGTACCACCCTGGATCCGAATATACTCATTCCCCGCGAGGTCGCCGGCTCCGTTCATCCCGAAGCGGCACTGGTTGAAGCGTGCCTCCGGCCATGAATCGAACACAGCATGACAATCTGAAATTGCTCCGGTCCACAAGCGATCGATCATGCAGCTGATGCCTGCTGTCCCCGTCGCATTCATCTTGAAGTTAATTGCGATCGAGTGACGCATCACGGCGACGTCCTCAACCGTAGTTGCATAAACGTTCTGCACCATCAGCCCGATCGAGCCGGCCGGGATAGCTCCCGCAGCACGGAGGATGCTCACTCCCTTAAGGGAGCAGGATTGATCAGTTGATGTAGCTCCACCCATCGTGACGCAGGTTGCGACAGCAAGGTCGAATACGAACCGGCAGCCGCTTGGTGGATTGGTCGGCTGAAAGCCAGTTGAGTACACCGAAGCCTGGCCGAGAACGGAGATCCCTGAGGCACATCGATAAGCATAGGGCGGCACATACACCGCCCCGGCGTTGGTGGAAGCCCAGTTGAATTTGCTCTGAAGCCCCGCGGAGCAGTCTAGCAACAGAGTACCGGCCATGACGTCAGCTTGCTGTGCAGCCGATAAGTCGTTAAAGGCACTCACGACCTGAATCAGCGCACCATTCACTGTGGTTGCAACAGCGCTCGGTCCCTGCGGGACGAATGCAGCATCGCCTGCAGTGATGGCGAGATTAGCCTTAACCTGCGCTGGAGTCGTAGGCGGTGCCCCGCCTCTCCCCGCACCGATTCCGCCCCAGACGGCGGCGCCTACATCATTAAGCCAAGCAGCGTTGATGACAGGTAACTGATTTTGGACGAAGGTGGTGTCATTACTAGTCATCTAGCGCTCCACGAGAGCAGAGGGGATGTAGGGATAGATCTCACCCAGGGGAGTGAAGTTACCTATCCACGCAGCATCGATAAAACCAGGCCTCACACAGCCGGGAATAGCGTAACCGGGAATCGCTGTACGATCGTTGGGACCGCAGAAGACGACGAAGGAATCGGCCGGAGGTGGCTGAGTCCAAGGGGGAGTGGTGATCTCCTTGATGCCGGTAGCGAAATCTTGGGGCTGCCTCGGCTCCCAGCAGCGTCGGCAAGTGTAATAACCCTGCCAATTCTTCTGCATCGCCGAGGCTTTGAACTTCGATCCGCAACGGAAGCAGATAGCGTTCCAGTCCCCGAGAATGAGGGAGTCGGCTTCGCTTTGCGGATTATTAGTTCCCATCGTACTCTACATCCGTTGCATAGCCGTGGCGATGAAGCTCCTTCAAGCCCTTCTCCAGCCGACAGCCAATGTCGGTCCTCAAGTTGATGTGTGGTGGCCAGGAGATCTGATCAGCTACTTTATAGGCGGCTTGTCGGGAAGCTTCGACGGTTCTTCCTTGTCCGTAGGCGACCAGAACGTAAGAACCAGCCGTAACGAGGCAATCCCTGTCCTCGATGCGGCTGCCACTTTCTGTCGGAGCGCGGCCCATTTTAACACAAGTGAGTGCCACATGATCCATCACCTCCGCGGAGAGGCCCCTGATGGGCCACTCAGAGCATTGATCGTGAGTCCAATTGCACCAGGGGTAATCGCCTAAGGTCATCAGCACGCCGCAGCACAGGCTGCGGGAGCATTCGAGCACGTCGCGACCCTCCAGCAGAGCAAGGAGCCACTCTGCGGGATCTCCCTGGTGTAGCGACATCATGAGATTGAAGGCCGGCCAGCCGAAGCGCATGGTGAATTCCATCGGCCACGGGCGGCCGCTTCGGTCGATCATGCAGCTCACATCAACGTTGCCGACGAAGCCCAATTCCTGAAGGCGAGGCTCTAGGGGCCTCACAACCTCCTCGAAGAGCTTGGACTTCTTCGTATACCTCAGCACCGTGCCCATCTCCCCTGTATTCGGCCCATAGCCGTCGTTCATGAACCGTTTCTCTTCCCAGGTCTCGTTGATATAGCGGCTAAAGCCTCCAGGCCCGAACCAGGTACCCGCAGCCATCTCTGTTCCGTCGATCTTTTCCTGGAGGATGAACTTGCCTCGAAGGCCCTCCTGCTTCCATCGTTCGAGGCGGCAGACGAGGTCTTCGCGGGACTGGGGAACGTAGCTGAGTGATTTGTCAATCGCCCCTCCCCAGGGCTTGGAGACATAGATCTTCTTCTCTTTCTTAACAAATTCGATTGCTCTTTCATAGGAGGTGAATTCCTCATAGTCCAGGGTGTCGATGCCGCAACTCTCAAGGGCTTCCTGCCCCACTCCGCGATCCAGCTCCAGCTGAGCGCTCTCTCGATTCGTACCTACAATGGGATATCCCTCGCGGAAGAAGGGCTCCAGCTCATTCACGTACTTATCGTTGCCTGTTACTAGGATCAGGTCTGCCCACTTCATGTGCGGCTGCCACTCCGGGACCTTGGGCACGAGGCCGTCGCCCACATCGAAGCAGAGTTCGCCCTCCGAGAGCCTTGGAATGAAGAGCTTAACCTCATGCCCCGCCCATTGGCAGCGAAGGGCGAAATTCAGGCCAGCCGAGGCTGGATCGACGATGAGGATCTTCATCTGCTCAGCAATTGATCGATGTGCTGCCGCACTCGCTTCCGCCTGCGCTCCGCCGCATCCTGCAGCTTCTGCTCCCGCGTCCGGCCATAGACGGGGAGGCCAAAAAAGCCTGCCATCCCCGCATCGGCTCCGCCGCCGAAGCCTTGCTGCACAGCAATCGGCTCCAGCCCCCTTGCTGCGTGGCCGAGCCGGGAGCCTTCCATCGCAGGACCAGCACTGACTTGCCCTGTTCGGGGATCGGTCTTGATGGACAGATACTCAGTCCCGAAGAGTTGGTTGAGAGATTCCTTCACAGGAAAGCTCAGCTTCCCAAGGATCTGCTTCGTCGGATCCTGGAGCATGTGGGGGACCTCCAACAGGTGCTTGTTGAAGATCATGTGGCGTTCGCCCTGAGGGTCGAGGTCGATCTGTAGGGGATTCTTGTTGTCCCAAATGTGATGGCCTGACATCGCGTGGTTGATAGCGTCGCCGACGACGAGGTAGAAGAGGCCGGAGCGGATCAAGTACTGACGATGCAAGTCGGCGAGCGTCTGGGCATTGAGGACTCCCTTGATGCCAGTACCTTTGCCAAAGGCAGCGACGAACCACGGTGTTGCAGTCGACACCAGCCAATCGGGAGCGAACAAGGCCACCTGCGCGATTCGGCGGGACCAGGGGGAGAAGCCCTTCGAAGTCACGTCACGAAGCAGCCGGCTCTGAACACTCTCTGCCGCCCTGCGCCAGTTCAGTCCTCCGAATATCGCATTTGAATACTGCGCCGCAATCGTCGCCGCCTGACGTCTGGACAAGGCCTTGATCTTTGGATCCTTCGCAATCGCTCTGGCGTTGTTCTCTAGGAGTTGCTGAAACTTCTCCGCGAACAGATCAAGCTTCATCCCTGCATGCAGGCGATCCCACATGAAGCCGTCGAATTTCTGGTTCAGCTTAATGAGGCTCCGAGTGGCGATGGCCAGGGGCTGACCGAGGACGGGGACGCTCTCCGCCAGCTTCGCGATGTCGTGCATTCCAGCGTAGAAATTGCCCACATCCTCCACACCGCCTGTTTCACGTCCGAGGCTCCAGGTCAGGCCGCCCTTTATCGCATCGTCGATAATCGGAGCACCATGACCTTGTTCGCGCACAGCCTTGATGAGGAGGTTCTCCCCGAAGACTCGCGGAGCAACGGCCTGAGCATAGAGCTTGATGAATTTGACGGGGTTGCTGGAAGCAGCTTGGGAAGCGAAGCTCAGGGCTGTTGCGTGGAAGAGGCTAAAAGAGACGAGGGCTCGCTTCGTCCCCTGCATCAGGGCCCAGGCAACTCGCTTCGCCGCGACGGGGTGCGGAGTGTCCAGCATCAGCCGCAGGCTGGTCGCGATGTCTGGATGTACGCTGTAGCCGGAGAGGAGCGGATGCTCCAGGTGGACGTAGCCCGCGGGAGCTTTCTGGGGACTCGTGATCAGGCCATTGCCTGCTGGATCCTTGGTAGTCTCCAGCGCATCGAGCATTCGGGTGTCAGCAATCGACCTCGCCACCGCGTGACCGAAGGCGCCCATCACCGCGCTGATGTCTTTCATATTCGCCGAGGAGCGGGCGAATCGCGAAGCAGCAGCCTTAGCCGTCCGGCCCTGGAGACCTCCCGCGATCTGGAACCACTGGCGGATGATCGGGAGGGCCTTCTGCTGCTCGGCATTCAGGGGCTTGCTCCTGTCCCCTCGCAGCCAGGCCGTGAGGTGCTCGCGATCCGCAATGCGGGGCACCAGGTTCTCAACTTTAGTTTGCTCCTGCATCGTGTGGATAGCGAGGCGGTGGACCAGCTCTTCGTGATCATCTCCTATGTGCGTGATCCTGATTCGCGTATCAGGTGTTCGCATGTCCTTCACTACAGCAGCGAGACCTGGACCGAACATCACGAGGGCAGCAGCACCGAGAGTCCCCTCAATGGCGCCGATCAGCTTCTTGTCCTGAGTGCTGAAGTAGGCTCCTGCGGCAGCCCCTACGCCGAGAGCAGCGAGCTTGGCCAGATAGCGAGGATCGGAGGCGCCGAAGACTCGCTTCGGTACGCCGGAGCGGACAGAAACTTCGTGCCAGGTGTGACCGAATTGATCTGTCACCTCCTTGGCTCCGAGGCTCTTCAGATACTTGGTGATCTCATCCCGATAGCGATCATAGATGGATTGATGCTTCGGGGAGACAAAGCTATCAGTCAGCTTTGCCATTTCCGCTTCCAGCGTCGTACGATCTGTGTCGCTTATGTCAGGATCAGCTAGAAGAGTCTTCCGGACGTTCTTCCACTCCGCTGTTCGCCGCTGCCAGCCTTCAATCCTGGCCACAACTTCAGCATCTCCGAAGCGGATCTTATCCCGCCCTTCACGGGAGGCGCGGGCGATCTCTTCCTGGATCAGCCGTCTCGGCCAGATCTTCTCTCCTATGGGCCGGATTCGCTCCCGGAGCTCCGCTTTCGCTGGCTCGTTACCCAGTCGAGCGGAGGTCTCATCTCGCTTCATATTCAGCGTCTCGACTGCGGCTCGAAGAGTCAGTCCGAAGTCGTGTGGAACCCAGCCTTGATTGACGAGGTTGTAGAGAATGCTGCCTGAATCAACGTGTTCAATCGCCTGACGCGCAGGTCCACTATCCTCACGATTCATGAAGTCACGAGGCTGATAGTCGACTACTACGTCCCAGGCATCACTAACTACTTCTGAGCGAAGGCCTGTTCCAGTCTTTACCTGGATCTTACGCGGGACGATTCTGTAGCCCTTTACCTGCTCATAACCCTTAGCCTTGACGTTGTACTGCAGTTCCTTCATCTTGTTATCATACACCGCGCTGATCGCTTCATGAGCACCAGATACTTCCTGTTTTCTGCCCTCCGGATCGAGCCTCTGCAGTGCTGTCTTCTCCAACGACGGCGTGCTTTCATTTACCCACGAGAAGAAGGCACCGCGTGGTTCCCAACCTAGTCCGCGCCAGATCGCTGGCCAGCGAGAGAGGGCGGATCGAAGGCCAGTAGGTGAGGCTTGAATAGTGGCGTTCAGGTCATTAAAGACTTCGATCCCTGTGTTGATGTTACTGAGGCTGGTATTCTCCGCCTTTATCTGATCCTCGCTCATCGGCGCGAGGTGCTGCTGTAGGTCACTCTGCATTTCCACCACATGCCTGACGTCTCCCTCGACGAAGCTTCTGGTGTGCCCATACTGATTCGGCCCCATCGCTTCGAAGTGGCCCTTCGCGGGGATGTTCCACGATTCGGGGAGCTTCCACACATCGGTCTGGGCCTTGACACCATAGCTGCCGCGATCAACTCTATCGAGACCTAAAGGAGCGTAGCGCTGGGTAGTCTCGGGCTTGAGCTCGAAGTTCTGCGTCTCAAGCTGGAAATGGTGGACGAGATCCGCGGATTTGACCGACTCTCCCGGGAACTGCTCAATAACCCTCTGTAGCGCTTCTTTCTCCGCCTTTGGCACGTCCTGGCGATTGATCTCAGAGAGCAGCTCGACCTTTTTGAACTCTGTCTTCCCCGGAGAGCGTTCGTTCAAGCGTTCGAGAACTCGGCCGGAGCGCTCGGCGGCCTTGAGGACGGGGCTTAGGGCTCTGCTGCCCTCAGGCATCCCCAGGAACACAGCCGCAACAATCGCCCCCGTCGAGGCCTTATCCCTCACATCCGGATTGGCCATCGCCAGCGCTGCTGCTGTTGCTCCCAGTGCAGCTCCTGCAACAACTCCAGCGCTAGGCCCCTCCCCCTTGCGCTCAGCCAGCTCGTCCTTGATCTGCTTTAACTGATCCTCCAGCCGTTGCGCGTGCTCGCCCTGTTCTTCAGTCCCCAGACTCTTCATCCTCCTACGTCGATCAGTGGCCTTCGACGATTCGAACTTCGCTTTCGACTCCGCGATCCGCAGCTCAGCCGCGTCACGAATCCGCTCCAGGCGGCTAGTTTCCCATTTCTTCGCATCGGAGAAGGGCCTTTCGGGCGTGGCTACTTCCACCGGCTTCAGCGGCCCGGGCTCAATCCGTTGCTGGGCCTTCGCGACGTGCTCATCAACCTGAGTTTCAAGGTAGTCCTTAAAGGATTTCGAATCTGGGAAGTCCTCTTCCGTCGCAGGCTTGGTCGCAGGCTCTTCTCCCGGCTTCGCTCTCAGCCCCTTCACTGCATGTATCATCCCCATCGGGAGGCCGATCTGGACAGCTTCAGAAGCGAGCTGAGGAAGCCTGACCTCCCCTCGATCCGCGTACTGCCCTGCAGCACTCATCAGCGCTCCGCCTGCTGTCGCCTCCGCGCCGACTCCGGCCGCTTCGGCCGCTTTCTTGTACTGCTTCACCATCCCCGCCAGCTTGCTCCCCGTGCCCATTCCCCCAAGGGCGAGCATCTCAGGATCCTGAATCAAACCAGCAACAAGCTGGCCAGCAAAATTACCAGGGTTATCAATAGCAGCAGAAAGTGTGCCTTCCAGGGCCTCGGCGAACCCCCTGTGGTCTTCCTGAGCAGATATCTTATACCCATCCACGAGGTCCTTGAGGAGGTTGTTGTAGGTAAAGGTCTCTGCGGGAGTCGCCAAGCCTGTCCGGATTCGCGAAGCGATCGTGTCCAGATCCACTCCACCCAGCGCTTCAGGCATCTTCGGAGCATATTTGCGGCCTAGCTTGGAGAAGCCCTCAGCAACGGAGCTGAAGAAGTTGCTCTTCAGCCGAGCACTCTCCAGTGCGTCCTGGAAGGTCGGCTTCTCCGGTTCTCCTGTGTCGGGATTGAAGCGAGGGCGGGCGGATTCCTTGGAGAGGAAATTAGTGAAGACGTTGAGTTTCGCAGCTTCACCAGCGGAGGCTTCGGGCACCTCCCCGGGCTTGAGTCCGCCGGAGGCAAGGGCGAGGTCAGGAGATGAAGGCTTTGCTTCAGCTTTCGCCTCCGGCTTCGCCGCCTCTCCCCATTTCCTCTCCCAAGGCTTGCCCACGGAGGTAGGAACCTTGGTCGAGGGAGCATCAGCCGCAGGTGCATCAGCCCCCGCAACAGCGCCCGAAGCAGCTTGGTCTGAACCCCAGGGCCTTTCCCACGGGTTCACTTTACCAATCCTTTACGTCCTCAGGACTCACCGCCTCGCCCGTCTCTGCATCAACGGCGTCAGGGCCCTCATCGCTCTCCGCAGGGACCCAGCTCGTCTTCTTCGAAGGATCACCTCCAATATAGCGATGTCCGTCCCAAACGGAGCCCATTATGGGCTTAGCGCCGGGAGTGACTTCGCCTTCCTCCGGGAGTTGGGCCGGCGGGCTGAGCCAGCGACTGATGCCTCCTAACAAGGAGTGTTCCTCCGTGTAGTGATCGTTCAGGAGCTTCAGCTCTCGTTGCTTTTCTCCCGCAGCAATTTTGAGAGCTTCTCCCTGACTCAACCCTCGATTCGCCGATTGAATGGCCATTGCACGATCAGCAATTTCCCAACCGAACTGCCTAACCTCCTTCGCAGGGAGGTTGTCGAAATTGTCCCGCACGTAGTCCTCGCCCTTCGCTTGCAACTCTGGCGGAGCACCCTTCACCACCCCATCCTTGGCAGATTTAGCTGCCTGCTCTTTCCGAATCTTCAGCATCTCATCATCGTATTGTTCCCGCTTCTGCGAGACCTCCCTCAGCCTCTTATAGTTCTTGATCCTCTCCTCCAGTTCTTGCTGTGCTCTCTCATTCTTCTGAAAATCCCCTCCTGCCCTAGTTGTCCGGACTCGCTCGTCTCTCTTCGCAGGATCGAAGAAGCCATTGAAGGGATTCGCTTGGCCCGGGAAGCGCTCTGTCCACTGAGCTGCAGCTGCGGCCATATCGCTCTGATTCTTGATCCCAACCCACAGGCGATCCTCGAAGTCCCGCGTCTCCTGATTGCGGGAGAACTCTTGTTGCTTCCTGACGTCTTCTTCCCTTCGGGCCGTCGCCAGGTGCGACTCAATCAGCGCCGCCTTCTCAATAAGCGCTCCTCCCGCAGCCGGCTCACCTCCCGCAATCAAGGCTGCTCCTTGTTCAATCATCGTCTGCACTTGCTGCTGCGCCCCGCTCACCAGTTGCTGTCGCTTCTGCGCCTGCTGCTGGAGGATCTGTGCCTGCCGCTTCTCGCTCGCATTCACCATTCGCTGGTGTTCAGCGTGGGCTGAGAGGTCTTCCGTCGAGGCTTGTTTCTGCTGTGTGTCAACAATCTGCCCTCGCATATCGCGATAGCCAGACAGCGTATTGCCCAGATCTCCCCCCAGGCTATCCATGTAGCCTTGGCCGAAACGCTGCATCGCGGCGCTGAAGTCGAAGCCGGGCATCGCAATCAGGGTCCGAAGGCTGAAGCGGGGAGCGTGGGGGTTTGATCGTAGGCTGGCAAGCTCGAGGGCGCGTTAATGGCCTTGCCAAAGGCACTGGTGAGAGAGCCTATGGCGGACTGGATGCCCTGGTTGGCTTGGTTCTGGTACTGGCCAGAGAGCTGACCCGCCTGGCCCGGATTGCCAATATTCGCTCCTGACAGATCGGCAAGCATCGATTCCCAGTTGCCGAAGGAGGTCTGTGCCAGGCCCTGACCGAACTGGATCGCTGCCGTCTCCGCTTGGCCACTATTCGCTGCGCCTCCGGCGGCTTGCTGACGTTCGAGTGCTTGCATGCCTTGATCAAATTGGAACTGATAACCTGGAGTTTTGCTGATTGATGAGGGATCAGCCATCAAGGCAGAGAGTTGGCCCTGATATTGAGGCCTTTGCGATGCAAAGGGATCGGCCAGAGCAGCTGATTGTGCAGCATTCGAACTCGACTGCGAAGCGCCGTAGATAGCCGTGCCAGCGCCCACCACAGAGGAGGCTAGTCCCGCCCAGGCGAATGGCATTTCGCTACCTCCAGGCTCGTGTGGATACAAACTGTCATCACCAGGTGATCCAGATCCCCCTCATTCACCACCTCGTGCATAACGCTGTTGGTGAAGTGGTAGATGTCTCCCGTCTGCGCGCGGATGGCTTCACCATTCCCATAGCGGAACGCGGTGCGTTCATCCGCCTGGAGGTAGATGTTGAACTTCTCGTGATAGTCAACATGCCATCCGCTGTCGATGTGGGCGTAGATCCGCTTCCCTGGAGGGATCCTGTAGATCAGTACTCCGCCAAGGCTCTCGCCCTGGAAACGGGTCATCACGCTGAAGATCAGGAGGCGGGAAGCGGGCAAGGCGAAGTAGGCCGGATACCAGATTGGGTAGTGTTCGTCAGCGAAGTGGGAGTAATCCCCCGTCGCCTTGTGTGGGGCTTCATCCTTATAGCGGAGCCAGATATCATCCGTCTCCCGATGCGGACCGAAGGGCACGAGCCGGGCAGGATTGCGATTCCAAAGCTCCGGGTGGTTATGCACCTGCACCGCAAGAGGCAGCACATTCATCCCGGAGGCGACTTGCTGGAAGTACTTCACGGCAGAATCATCTCCTCTTTAATCTTCTCCGGATCCGTCTCCTCCGTCGCGTGGATGCAGTACCAGACACAGTCTGTCACGGAAATCACCTCGTGTGGTACTTCAGCTGCCATCACAATCACAGCAGGACCACGAAACTTCTCTCCGTTAACGATTGCGTCACCATAGGCGAGGATGGAGAGGTGTTCGAACTTGTGCTTGTGCTGGATCAGTTTATGTCCACCAAGGATGAGAGTCTCCTTCGCGTAGACGCCACCGCCGAAGTAGTGATGGACAGGCAAATCAGCTAGGGTAACCATCTTAGACGAACCCGATTTCGCCTTCACCCTGGATGGTGAGGGAGGTTGCAGCTGAGGCGCCGCCTACCAGGAACTGCGCCACGTCCATCCGCATCATTCCGTACCAGTCGTAGGCTTGGTTGGCAGCAACGCTCAATCCGGTGCCGATGACCTCGGTGCCGGCAGTGTTGGCGCCGGTGAGGCCGAGATACAGCGAGAACGTCACTGGGCCGGCCGTCTTGTTGACGATCCGGATGTGCCGCATGATGAAGTAGGGCTGGGTGAGCGTCGTGCCGACCGGACCAGCGAGCGACGTAATCGTGAAGTTCAGAATGTTCGTGGTGAGCGTGTTAGTGAGTGCCACCGGACCCCAGGACCACAGCTTGTTAGATGCCATTCGTAGTCTCCTATTATCCTATCTTGGTTGCCGTGAAATAGGCACCCGCTTTCAACGTAGTTGGATCTGCCAGCAGCGTGGATGCCTGAGCCCAGCGAGGTACTAGGGTGCCGGCGACTGTGATGCTGAACCAGCCATTGGCGAAGAACCAGGATGGAGCAGAGGCTGAGGTAGAGATCGTCGCGGCTGAAGTTGCCGTGGCAACGGAGGTGACGCCAGCGTTGATTATTGAGGCGGTGGAGAAGCCGTCTACTCCGTAGACAATCGCCCCGACAGTTGCGGAGCCGCTGCTCAAGTCGAATTGAAACCCTCCAGTACCGACTGTTGCTTCGTAGAAGGGAAGCCACAGCTCAAAGGCGTATTTTCCAATCTCATTGAAGGTGAGGGAGAGGGTTGCATCAGCCGCTAGGGCGTTGCTGGTAGCCGTTGTGTCACTCGGCTTGAAGGCAGCTACGCCAGTCAGGGCATTGGTTATGGTGGCTGAGGCAGGTCCTGTTGGCAAGTTCAGCGCACCTGCATCAGTTATGCGTGCGAGCACGGCGTTATAGGCGTCGTTGAGCCACTCAAAGTTCCCACCCTGTACGCGGAAGGTCTTGCTCGGGGTGGAGGCTCCGTTGCCGATCAGCTTGATGTTAACGCCGTTTGTGTTAGCTGCATCGCTGAAGGTGATGAGCTTCAGGGTACCGGCGCCGGTGAAGCCCCCGAAGACCAATAGAGAATCGCCTACTGCTATGGCAGGCCCATTGATCACCAAGCGAGAGATGTTGCCCAGGACTA